TTAGTTCTCATTTGAACAACTGGGAAACTTGCAAATAAAAAACGCCCGGTTTCCCGAGCGGCGATAGCCTGACTTGTACGACTTCGCCCCGACATGGTAGCCCATTTCAATTTCCGGCAAGCACCGGACGATCTGCCAGTCATCCACGATGTAGTGAGCGCTGGCTTCTGTCGTCGGCTTGTTGAAGTAGTTCCGGTTTGCTACCGCATCGGCTCCTTTTCTCTCGTTGGCTGTCCAGTGGATGACCAGTCCTTTCGGGACCATCTTTGTACCTGGCCCAGCTGTTGGGTTCGTGAGTAGCATTTCTGTGATTTCCATGTTACTTCCCTTCCCCTCTCCCTTTTAGTACCTCTACTGCTCGCTTAATCAATTCCGGAACGGGCAGGCCAATGCGTCCCGCGTTCTCGATAATGCTTAGCAGCTCGTTTGCCAGGTAAAAAAAGATCGTCGCGTCGCGGATGAAATTTTGGTCACCAAGCGACATGTCGATCAGATGGGCAATCGCGACCATGCAAAAGATGAACAACTTCCGCGCAATGCCGATCATACCGACCTTGCTTTTTAACTTTCCTTCCATTCCGGCTGCAATCAGGCCAGTGACAAAATCAAAAATGACGAATGCGAGTAGCACACTGAGCAATGCTGACCAGCCGCCAAAAAGAAAAGAGGCTGCTACGCCTCCGATAGCAATTCCTGTTTTGATAAAGTTGTCCATTCGCTCTTCTTCCTCTCTCCCCTCGGTGCAGTAAAAATTGCCCCGGTCGGCTCGGGGCTGGCTCATGGTCTAGTTGATAAAAAATACCCCCGGGATTTCCCGAGGGCCATTGATGGAAGCAAAGATATTAATTAAACTTAAAAACCCAAGAGTGCGTGCGGGTGACGCCGGTGATGTCAGTGTAATCAAATGATACCGTTGTTTCCCCTACCCCAACCTTATCTACGATCAACGATACATTCATCGCACCATGCTGGATTCTAGGGTTTCCTACAGCAGGATCACTGCTTCTCGCGTTCGAAAATGTAACCGTACCAGGGCCATTCGCTTGATCCAGGAAGATTGCACTGAGATTGTGATTGTATGGTAATTCCTGTGGACCAAATGCTGCTCCATCTTCAAACATTGTTCCAAGATTAAATATTGGTGTGCTATTCTCGACTTATTCCCTTCTCTTTACGAGGGTTTTCGTTCGAGCCTACACCGTGCAGGCGACTTTCATCGCACACGGCGTTCCATCAACGGATAAGAAAGAAAATTCACAATGGGCGTTTTTATTGTACACCAATTATGTCTGCATTGACACAAATTGTTTTCGACAAATATATAGGGAGCCACATTAGCAGCCCCATAAAAAACACCCCTTTCAACGAATGGAGCATTACACCAAAGGCTTACCTTCAGTGCCTAGCCCCAATGCTTCCGGGTCTTCTTTTACGGCTGGTTTCAAGCCAACCGACACACTGTTGTATATGCGGCGGCCAGCGACGATCAGAGCAACGTAGATCGCTACCAAAATGTCCTCACCTCCCCCCCAAAGATACGAACCAGATGCCAAGATTAATTAGCGCTGATTTCAGCATCAAGCATCGCCTGCACTTCCTCTCGAAGATGCGCGGGAACTTGTTCCATCTCCCGCCTGCCTGCCTTGATCAAACTGTAGTAAATTGCTGCCACTCTGCCGTCCCTCCTGGCATCTGCTCTTTCAACATCAGCAACTCCTCATACAGTTGAGCAGTTGCCTCCATGATTGTTAACTTGTCATTTTTTTCGGCGACCAGCTCCGCCTCCAGCCTGACAATCTTTTGTTCCGGCGTTTCCTGCTGCTTTTTGCGAATTTCCGTGATGGACTCTTGATTGCTGAACTTCATCAGTCAAAAGCACCTCCGTATCCATAGACGTGGACGCGTTGCATGGCATCAGTCCATCCTTACTGATCCCGTCCTGACCCGGCCAATCCACCCCAACGCAATGCCTGTAAGTCCAGACACAACTGTAATAACTGTGATCATGCCGTCAAAATTCATGTTCCTATCCCCCCTCATCCGGGAACAAAAATTTCCCCGATCTGTTCGGGGCTGGCTCTCAGTCTTGTTGTCATGTAAAGCTACGCGACTCTTTGCAGCAGGCTTGACCGTGCCAAATCAGCAGGCGAAACCTTGCCGATATCGCCGCTCCTCAGCCTGATGCCCGCTGCCTCAAACATCTTGTCCACCGTCCCGATGTGCGCCTGGATAAATTCGGTCATTGTGGCAACCTGCGCCGCTGTCAGCTCGCCGCGATATCGGTACACGTCACATTGCCACGGTGGATAATTATTGTGGTGCCGCTGCAATGGAAACCGCCAATCCATCTCCGCAATGTGCATGTCATCCAGCACGATAGCAAGGTGACTGTATGGTGAGTCAGTAAACCACTGTATAGCCCCCGCCAAAGGCGAGCGACCAGATACAAAAAGAAGGTCCAAGCGCTTCAAGTCCATGCGCTCGACCTCCTACCAGTTGACAGATTTCACTTGTTTTTTGTTTCAGCAGCTTCGACCTGAGCTTTCAGGTCCAGTACCTAGCGATTTGCTCCTGCTTATGCTGCCCTGCCTCCAGCACCACCTCAATGAACTGTTCCCGCGTCAGGCTGACGATGCCCGCGTCTTCCGTTTTCCATTGCGTCTCGGCAAGATCAGGTTTCAACAGAAATAGCGTGCTCTGCTGGTTGAAGTTTGCCTGGTCTTCCTCGTTGAAACGGAACTGGCGTCCGGTCGACGCAGAGGTAAAGCCTGTGTAAATCGCCTTGAAGCACTCCGGGTTCGGCCCTTCACGAGAAAATTTGAAGACCATATGCAGAAGATTTATGAGTGATTTGTGGGTACGCTTGTGGGTGAGGCGATTTTTACACCCGCACCCACCAAAGCAAAAAACCCCTCGCACCATGAGGCACAAGGGGTTTGGACTTCTTAGTAAGCAGCCATGTACTGCTCGCGCTCCCAGTCGTGAACGCGTGTGCGGAACATGTCCTTGGCTTTCGATCAACTTTAAAACTCCATGAAAATCCCGTTGCATCCATGATTTTACCTAGTGACGTCTCAAATGATTTCGAAACGCTTCATTTTTTCGTGGGCAAGAAGTGGGCAAAAAAGTGGGCAAAGTCGATTGAATGTGGATTCAACGAGGCATTTCACTGTACTAATACCGACTCTTTTGAGTGAATTTGCAGCTCGCGTAGAAACTGGACCAGGAACACGTACAAAAATTGCTTCGATAAGCTGTTCTAAAGAAAGCATACCCATGCCATCCTTAATAAAATTGATAATTGGTTCATCGGGTGAAGAGAAAGCAATATGATACAGGCTCTCTTTCTTGCGGGCATCCTCGATCAGTTGCAAAGTTGCTTCTGATTGCTCACGAAGTATAGCCCATGTATCGTCAATTGGCGCAGCGATGATTTTACCACTTTTGCATAGTTCTCTGATCGTATCATTGCTAAGCTCCCAAGATTCGGATGCCTCGTTAATACCCATAATAGAAACCAGCACTGTATTCATTAAATAGCCCCGCCTTGTTCATTTTACTCTAGTTTACTATGTCCGACAGGGTAAGGCTATGCCCGTACTGAAACGATACAGCCGATGGGTATCCACTGAACATCTTCATCATTTACCAGCTTGATCCGGCGCGCATTCGCATCGATCCACTTAACGACTCCCCACATGCTGCGCGTTGTACCCAGCTCACCTTTCACGGACTGCCACCAGGTCACTGTGACGGCATAGTCCTCGCGAGCTGCGTCGCGGAGTTGGTACTGGAAAGACTCCAGCTCGTCCTGCTCAAGCACAGGCATATGTACCAGCTTCTCGTCTTCCTTCATCCTTAAATACAACTCGCGTTGCTCCGGAAGTACGAAACGCCCTAAAGTTGGATTGCTTAACTTGCTGATTCTCATGCTGTTCGCCTCCAAACAAGAACATTTGTTTGTATTATATGCGAACAAGAAGAAAACATGCAAATAAAAAAGCTCCACATTTAGTGGAGCTTTTGGAACGCTAATTAAACGTTAATCAACTTTTTTCTCTCATTAACCTCGAAAGAAAAACGATTTTTAATCATTTCATTGATTTGCTTCGTCGTATTAGTGAATTTCAAGTGGCTGCGCACATGCTCAAAAGGAAAATCATCCAATAAAGCAATGAATGCAGAATTTACAAATGACGAAGGTACACTGTCGACGCCACTGAAAGAGATTGTAACTTGTTGCCCTGCAGCTATTTTTGGCATGATCAAAGCGAAGATAATATCTCCGTCAGCATTGGAGTAACAGCGTTCTACGTGATCAAGTATGTTAATCACCATTCGAACTCCTCCTCTTCTACATGTTCAATAGTGTCTGTTCTCAACACTATTTCAAATAAAGTTCCTGGGTAAAATCCACTGATGTCACTCGGCTCCATCGCAATGTCATTATTATGACCGAGTTTACATTTTACTATACCATGGTTTGAATGGATGTAAACCCACCCCTGGTTATTTTTTACAACATTTTTTACTAAAACATCCAATCCAGCCCCTCTGTTTCCGGGGGTGCTCTTAGTGCTAAAACCTTGTTCTGTTGCTTTCTGGATAGCTAATGAATCAGTCAATCCAGGGATCACACTTTGTACATTGCTTGGGATACCAATACCAAAATCCGATATGGCAATATTCACTTCGTTTTTTTGCTGGGTAATGTTGCGCAAAGAAGCATCCAATATGTTCTTTTGAATGATCATTAATGTTGTTAAATATCTCTTGAAAGCATACTTTTATGTCTCCAAGAGACGCACGGGTTAAATTTAATCTGGAGGCAAGCCATGTGACCAGCTTATTATCCAGCCATTGGTAACTATCTTGGTACGCAACTAGTTGCAATGGTATTGTTGTACTTCTTTGAGAAGCGCTCAAGCTAATTTTTTGTCCGGTGTACTTTTCGAAAAAAGTTGAATCGTCCAAGTATTTAATGGCTGGAGGATAGTTGGATGGATAGCGAAAGGTTACTTTTACATTCCGTTTCAGCAACCATTGAGCCAAATTACCCAAGATAGTAACTCCAACCGGCTCAATAAAATGCAAAAACGAGAAGTCGAAAATGATTTCATTATCAATTGGGACTAAATCAGGGGTAATGGCACTCGACAGAATATAATGCATTGTCGAACTGTTTAAATTGCTCGGAATGGTCACGATCATTAGTGTTCACCCTTTACTTTTCTGCTCCCCCAATTGTATGAACCAAATCGACATAGTTCAAGAGAAACTCCTCGCATAATTCGACATTCACTTCAATTCCAGAACGTCTCACAATACAGTTCTGAATACCTAATTTTTCTGCATGCCGTCCCACCACCTTTTGGAAATATTTGTTTTAATCATACACGAACAAACGTTCGTAATCAATAGGAAGTTATTTGATTCCTATGACAGAAAACGCCTTCCACCAGTTAATTCTCTGATGGAGGGCGTTTTGTTTTGCCAGCAAGCTGTACCGTCAACTGCGCATTGCGTTCTCTTTCTTGCGACAGTGCATCTTGCAGATGTTTCAGTTCTGCGACCGCTGCTTTTTCTGCTTGTAGCACAGCCTTGTCCTTTTCCAGTTCCGCCTGTTCTTTCTGCCGCAGCAATTCTTTTTCGTGTTCTTTTTGCTGTTGAGCTATCAGCGATTCCAACCGATCGATCTCGCCCGAGTAAACTTTCAACTTTGATTCACTTTCATCAAGTTTGCTCTTTATCGCTGCAACTTGGTCTACGGCAGATTGAAGTTTGTCGGCCCGGTCACGCTCGCGTCGCTCTGCTTCTTCTGCTAACTGGAGCAACTTAGCTGTTGCCGCCTCAGCAGCGCGTGACGCATCCAGCAACTCACGCGTCTGTGCAACCTCGCGCTCAGCTTTCGCCACTTTTTCTGTCGACTCTTCGCGGATAACGGCTATTTCTTTCGCGGTTTCTTCGCGTAGTCGCTCCACTTCTTTTTGTAGCTCTCCGATCTGCTGATGCGCTTCAAATAGCTGTAGGTTCTTGGCTTCGACCTTTTGCTGGAGAGCAGTATACTCCTCCTGCGCCTGTTGCTGCTGATCCTTTGCTGCCAGCCCCTGCGCGGCGGTGATCGATACGATTCTGCTGAGGTGATATTGGATTTCCTTGACGTGCGGAACCTCTTCCCAGCTCTCCTCTTGTGCGTGTTGTTGGTGTAGGTTCAGCAGATACTCCATAGCGTCCATAACTGTTTTACCTTCACCCAGTCCTTGCGCCACTCGATTGACTGCCTCGCGTTGGTTTTCATATACACGGATCGTCACGCTCATTATCATCACTCCCGACACAGTTTGTATATGTTTTGTATACAGTATCAGTATACAATTTGTATATTTTATGTGTCAAACATTTCCATATAACAAAAAAGACCTCCTACGGAACAAAGCCATAGGAGGTCTTAAAAACTTACATGTGCTTTTTCAGCCACTCCGATACTGTCGGATGCTGCAGGTTGACGGCTTCACATCCTGGCACGCTTTGCCGCACGCTACCTTTCTGGACACCTACAGATGCGATATTGACCATGATACCGATGACCTCTCCGTACTCGTTGACCACAGCCCCGCCGCTGTTGCCGTACTGCGCTGGAATGGAGCAATCAAATTCCCACGGCTCCTTCGCCGCGCTGACCTGGCACAGCTCGCCTGTGCGCGTGATCCACTCGGTGTATTCCGCTTCGACTGTCAGAAGCTTTTGCCCATTGCTGATCGGCTCGGTAGACAGCGTCAGATATGGCAAACTCTTCGGTGGGTTCTCGATCCGGTACAGTGCCACGTCGATGCTATCTTTACCGATGGTCGGGTGCTCTGCAACCAGTGTAGCGTCCAGCCAGTCACGCGAACTTGTCTTCACACGGATAGATGCACGTCCTTTCGAGACGTGCTGCGCTGTCAAAAGAAGACCACCTTGCAGCAGGACACCTGTTCCGCCACCGCCTACGTCAACGTGTACAGATGCGGCTTTTGTCAGTTTCTCGATCTCGTTCCAAGACTTCGGTTGTCTGTCTGGCTTTTCAGGCTCTGGCTTTGGTTCAGGTTTTGGCTGTTCTGGCTTTGGTTGTTCCGGCATGGGAACTGTTACTGATAACTTTTTCGCCATGTTCTGTATGAGCAGCGCCGCATAGTCGCCACGTACCGCGCCGCCTTCGTATGCGTTTTGCAGCCAGTATTCGGGCGACTGGATGACCTGTGCGGTTTGCAACACCTTCAACGCCTCTTTTGTTTTGTCGTCCGCCTGTTTACTCACAGGTTTTTCCACAGGCTTGGGGGTAGTTTGCGTCTTGGCTGTTAACTCCATCCAAAAAGCTGCGTCCAGCTCATTCATATCGACATTGCCTGCGATACCAGATACTTTGCCGCTGCTCGTGTATTGAAAGGCTGACCAGCACTGCCAGGTCGGGTTTGCCATCGGCTGATTGACTCCGTAGTGAGCGACCCACAGCGGCCATTTAGCGAGTTTGGCGCCCAGATACGTCTTAGCAAACGAGGCCCCGGTGTAGACCATGGCGCGGTGACCGGAGCGATTTTCGACAGTCTCCAGCCAGCTGTAGCACCAATCTGTCAGCTTGGAAGCTCCGACTTTTGAAGCATCACCTTCGACGTCCAGCACATGCGGCAAGGTGGCCTGAAGCCCCGCCACCGCGACCAAAAATGACTCCGCTTCCGCCGCTGCCGTGTTGCCCGTCTCCGGTCGGCAGTAGTGGTAGAAGCCTACTTTCACCCCCGCTGCCAGTGCTCCTTGTGCGTTTGCGCGGAAGCGAGGGTCAGTATACCCGGCGCCCTCCGTTGCTTTGATGAAGACTCCTTTAACACCATCAGCTGCGACCTTTTTCCAATCGATCATCCCGTTGTGATGCGACACGTCGATTACTTTGATATTCGCTGGATTGCGTGCTTGCATTATCGTTCATCCTCTCTCGTTTGAAACGTGTTTTTCATGCCGGAGTGAATGCCGATTGCCGCCAACGACTCCACGAATGCCATCTTGCCTGCTTCCAGGTAGTCTCCGTGGAACAAAAGGGCATTTGCCAAATTAAAAACGACCGCCAGAACGACGATCGCCAGTGGAATGAAACTATTCGGATACCACTCTTTTCCTTTCAGCCAGCCGCCAATTGCCATTACAACCGCAATTACGAGTCCAATTTCGATCATTACTCATCTTCCTTTCTTCCGTCCAAACGGTTCAGTCTGTGATGTGCCTGCTTTGCAGATTCTTCAACGCGGGTTACACGTTCCGACAAGGCGTCGAACTTCTGACCCTGTGCCCGCTGTTCCAAGCGAATGTCATCCACCCCTCGTTTCAGGTAATCGACGTCTGCGCGCTGCATGGCATCAGTACCCGCTTGCGTGGCAGCATCCTGACGGATCGTCCTGGCCCGGCCAATCCACCCCAACGCAATGCCTGTAAGTCCAGATACAACTGTGATAACTGTGATCATGCCGTCAAAATTCATTGTCCTATCCCCTCCCTCATCCGGGCACAAAAATAGCCCCGGTCGGATCGGGGCTGGCTCATGGTCATGGTGTCATGAAAAAACGCCCTTCCTATAGTGGAAAGAGCGCCTAAAAGTCTTGGCCTGTGATGGTCTTAAACTCGTCTTTGCTGATTTCTCCGTACGGGTTTGCTTCCGTTACCACAGCAAGACGCAGTTGGTTCGCAGTTACCCATTTCATCGCAAAGGCCAGCATCCAAAATGCCATATCAGTTTCCACCTCCTTTCAACTGGATCACTTCGAGTGTCAGTTGAGCAACCTTTTGTCCAAGCGAATCGATCATCATGTCCTTTTGCATACCCTTGATCTTCTCCTGCGCTAGTTCTTGTCCCAGTGCTCCAAGTGAGTCTTTCTCCCTTTGGATTGCTTGGCGCTCATCTTGTGCCTCCTGTACCGATTTTGGGCTTTGCAACTCGATCAATCGAATGCACCTCCGAATCCTTTGATTGTGATAGGTTCGGTTGCTGTTCCTTTTTCGATCCGTACCCTTATGCTTACGGCCCAGGTGGCGGCCGTCTTCTGCGTGTTCAGAAACATATATCCGCGCCCGTACCGTGCATGGAATGAGATATCTTCCCATGTTGGATTTGTGTCGAAGGCATTGTTGCACGCTTCCGCAGCCAAGATAGCTCCGGCTGGTAGTGTCATGTCCAGTGTAAGGAGAACACGCTTGGCCGCTGCATCCGTCAACCATGGTTCCTCGATCTCGAAGTCGATCTCATCTTCAAACCGCGTCAGCGTGTAGGTGCGCGTAGACGTCATGCCTTGATCGTCAACTGCTTCGATGGTCAGCGCGTGCTGCACGCCTGGCTCAAGCCGCAGCCACATGCCATGTGGAATCGTGATCGCCTCCTGCCGTCCGGCGACGCCTGGAAAGCTTCGGATGACCTGGCCGTTGATCTTCTCTGCGACTGTAAACGTGCTGCCTTCTGGCTCCGTGACCGTGTAGTTGACAGACGGCGGAGTTTCCATGATGCCGAGGTCGCCGTTCTCGCCACTGATCGTAGGCGGCCGATTCCATGTCACTCGGAACTTGCGCGTGACTTCCGCGCTTTTGCCGCCCTTGTCGTCTTCGGCCCATACCGACAGCGTGTGATCGGTTTTCTCGGCCAGGTCGACGCCAGTAATGTCTACCACGCCGTCATACATGCGTTTGCCGCTGTATCGCAGCTCGCGCGCAAAAGAAAGAGGCGTGCTGCCGTCTGAAAGACCGTACGCGACGTTTCGAATGGTGCCGCCGTTGATGCGATATTTGACTGTAACTGCATTATCTACGTCCTCATCCGTGGCGCTACCAGCTACAGAAAGTGTCACGTTTTCCGTCAGTACCTGATTGTCAGACGTAGTCAGAGTGACGACAGGCTTCTTGTTCGGAATCAAGACGCCGTAGTATTTTACTGCTCCGGCCGCTTGATAAAGCGTCGGCGGCACCAAGAAATCCGTCTTGAATAATTGGTCATAAAAAGTCGCTGGCTTGGTGCCTGCGCCGACAACGAACGGTCCTTGATATGTGACGAACTCGTCCGTTGACTCGATCCGCTTGATAAAGCCGCCGTCTTCGTAGGTTATCGATAGCTTTCTGTTTTTGTCTGAGGTGATGCTGGCGTTCTGACCTTTTACCAGCTTTCTCGGCTCGGCGGGCCAGGTTACGAAGTCTGGTGAGTTGCTATATCGGATGTACGGATTTACTGTGTCGCTCGCATCTGTGCCGTGCCAAACGACGTGCAGCTTGTCGTTTGATGTGGCAATTGCTTGAGGACTTGCTTGAGGGTAGCCCCCGCCGTAAATCATCACTCCGCGTCCGTCATTGGTGTCGTCCCAAACGAACCCGAACCCGAGATAGCGGTTAATGTAAATTCCGTAGTTATTCGGGCCACTTGACCATGCGCTAATGATCGCAGGAATGTCAAATAAATACGCTACATATGGACTGGTGATGTCTGTCCCTGAAGTATCATAGTATGTCAACTGACTACCTAAATTCGAAATCCCAAGTGACCCGTCACCGTCCGACAAAATTACAAAGGAACCAGCGCGAATGTTGAAACTGTTTGGGAGTGATGGGTTTTTCGTGCAAGCTACCCACCAAAGTTCGTTGCGGAAAGGGTCGATGATTAGGTCAATGCCATTAAATGCGGTTTGTTCCGAGTCAATTGCACCGTTAAATAGAACCCAACTTGCAGTCAACCCCCATAGATTCGTGTTCGTTGCGCCCGTTGCGTCGATTGCGATAAGGTTGATATCTGCGGTTCCTGTCGAAAACGCAATATACACTACACTATCCTTTGGTGCAATCGAGAAGTAGGTCAAGCTACTACTTCCGTTGCTCACGTAACACAATTGCGACCATGCTTTCCCGTTATTGGTTGACTTGTATAGATAAATGGTTTTACCTATCGAATCATAAGCTGCACCAACTAGCCAGCCATTGCTCAGTCGCACAGGCCGCGCCATCTGCGACACGAGGTATGGCTGACTGACAACGTTGACTGGGACATACAGCTTACTGTCTTCTTGCGTTACTGTGAAGTTCCGCGTCACTTTTGCCGAGTCGTCACTGCCATCGTTGGCCCATATCTGTATGGATGATGCCTCTGCTGGCAACAGGCCAGAAACGTCAGCCGTCCCGTCCCAGAAACGCCCCTGTGAGTATGTCAACGTTTTGCTGAATGTCTTCGATGTTGTTCCGTCCGAAGTACCGAGTGCGATTGTCTGTGTCGGCCCGCCGCCGATGGAATACTTGACTGACAGGGGTTGTCCAGCGTCTGCATCAGACACACTGCCTTCCAACTTGTATGTGCTGCCTTCGGTCAAAGCAAGGTTGTCAGTTGGCTGCGCTAGGGTGACGGAAGGGAGACTATTATCCACATAATCAACCGTGACACTATATTGATAGTAGTATGCGTAAGTTCTTGTATCCGCCGACGATACTGTCCCACCGTATGTCCCGGTTACTTCCGCGTACCAAGCGTCTGGCATTCTAGTGCAGCCACCGTTGCTGGTACTGGTCCTCGAAAGCGTACCGGAATACGCACCATCATTGTAATAGATTGAGCCGGGTAGTGCCGCCAGTGCGTCCCCGTATGCTCCAGAGCACCCCGCCGCGCTCGCGCCCATAGACGTTCGAGAATCTGTCCTATACGTTGAGTGCGGTGCCGATCCACCAGTCTGAACCGTTCTCGAAACTGCACCATTTTTGAGAGTAAAGGTTAGTGTATTGCCAGTTAACGAATAGGAAACTGTACCCGTATTTACAGTTACTGTATTTATCTTTTTAAGACCTTGCAGTGTTAAGGTCTGCGTTTGTGATCGAGAGGTACTCTCTGGATAAGAAATCGACTTTATTGCCATGCTCCTCCTCCTTTCGTAAAATGGCTGTTATTTGATCACAAGCTGTGAATTTGTTTGATCGAACCATCCGCGCTTGATACGAACACCGATGGGATTGCTGAAAGAAACTTTGAAAATATTGTTTTTAAAGTCATTCAACAGGGCATCCTCCAGTGTTTGCACGCGCGTAATGAGTGCGGAAATGACTGAGAGCGGGACGTGGACGTTCATATCGTTTACGTGCGCAGCAAAGGTGTCCACTGCAACAAATGCCTGCTGCGATACAATCGCCGTAACATTCTCCGTACTTCCAATCACTGTGTTAAAGTTGACGATTTCTTCAACCACATCAGTTCCCGCGGCTGGAAGATAGTCAGCGAGTGGACCTGCGTTCGCAACCGCGTAGAGAATTTCCCCCTTCGCCGGATCGTTAGCAAATAGGCCAATTTCACGAATAAAAACGCCTTGATTCAGCTCAGTGTTATTGATCGCCGCCTTGATCTGCGTTTGGCCTCGACCTGTTAGTTTTAGCTCCAACAAAGGCAGACTCATCGTCTCGTGTACAAGCTTGGTCTGTAGTCGCAGGTCACCGGAAGGAAAACCGTCTCCAATACCGACTCGTGTAAATTGAATGCTTGCTGCTCCTATTTGAGCTCTGCTGAGCAGCGAAAGCCCATCCTCGGTCAAAACAGAACCGTTAAACTGCCCCATATTATCCTCCTTCTGCTGCTGGAATCGTGAGGATTTTCAGTGTTGAAACTACCCCTCCTACATAAACCTCTGAGCTGCTATCTCTGCGTATGCTAATTGATTCAAGATGACTCCTGATGTTCTTGACTGAGTTGATAGCACGAATGATGTCAGCCAGCTTGCTCACTCCTGTCATATGATCGGTCGTCGTTACCTTGAAGTAGCCAGGCTCTCCACCATACTCAAACCACTCAGAGACAACTGCTTCGTCGAATGCCGTAGATACGACTTTGTCGATTGCCCACGGTGTTCCTTTGTATCGATGTGTGGTATTTGCTTGTTTGACAAGCTCGCGCTTTTTTTCAAGGGGCAGTGATGAATCATAAAAATCGACATGATACTGCCAGGCGAGCAGGTCTACTATATCTTCCAGCAGCTCATCGAGTCGAGGCAGCAACAGGCATTCGTTGATGGCCTGAGCAATGACTTGCAGTTCAGGTGTGATTGCCTCGGTCAGCGCCTGCACTTGTGGGTCGGCTTTGAGATTTTCCGGCAGAATGTCCGCCAAAGACACACTGTAGATATCAACCATCTTCCAGACCTCCGTATGTCGCCGTAACCGTACTGACGTGTGCTACCTCGTACTTTGTGAGAGCCTGATAGGTCGGTGCTGTTACCAGTACGCGCTTTGCACCTTCATTTTTGATTCTAGCAACCAACTCTGACGGATCGATAGACCGTCCCAGTTTTGCCCGCTGCCAGGTTTGGTAGTCTGCAATGGCCTGCTGCACCTTGCTCTGTATTGACGCGGCCATGCTGCTATCTGCTGTGTTAATCCAGTAAGTAAGTTCTATGCTGTATTGCACAACTTCCGGTGCCAAAACCTGCACGAAGTCCGTGAGCGGCCGCACCTTGCGATCATTGCAAATGTCGTACACAGCCTGCAACAGCTCTGCGCCTGGTACGGTTCCATCTTTCAATAATGGCCGAATCTCCACAACACAAGGCCCCGGGCTGTCAACCGATACATCACCAATCAGCGCACTTGCGGTTTTTGCCCAGTATCTATATGCCCCTTCTGGGCCTGCGACCGAAAAACTCTCAGGTGCCTGGCGGATGCGTTCTGCATATGAGTCATCATCTTCCTGGTTAACGCCGCCTTCGCTGACGGTGATATTTTCGACCGACTGTACCCACTGTATCGGGTCGACAAGTACGTTGAGTTGTCCAGGTAGGTATCCGTTACCCTGCGTACCAGCGATAGTGCATACCGCTTCAACATCCGCCTGTGTCTGCCCCGCCGCAATCGTCAGCTCTTTTGCAGTGGAAAAGAAAAGGCCGTCACCTGCGGTAATGCGGGTTCCAGCCGGAATGGTTTGCTGAGTCGCAGTCGATAGTCGGAACCGCACTTTCGTTTTCGCGGGCTCCGCCGGAAGTCGCCTCGTGTCCGTAAACACGCCCATATGGTCGAGAACTTGGCCCGCTGCGTAAGCGAGCAGGTTTTGCTTCGCGCTATAATCAATGTTCACTCGCTGTTGCGCAAGTAGCGCCACAATCACTTGCAAAAACTTCCGGCGCGGGTCGGCGTCCAGCAGCTTTATATCTGTCTTCTGCTCATATCTCGCAACAGCTTCCTCTTCGATTTGCTTCGCAGACTTCTGCGCGAACTGGATATCCGGCAAGTTAAACCGCGCCATCGACAATCCTCACTTTCACTACAGGTTTCAGCACGCCCATAGCCCCATCGCCTTCAAAACTGACCTTGATCACCTCGGCGCGCGGCTCATGCTCTCGTATCGCAGCGATCAGCTTTGCGACTGTCTTCGCCTGCGCAACTGGTAAAGGTGCGTCGACATCTGGCGACCAGGCAAACCCGCGAGCCAACGGGCAGGAGTACATCATGCTTGTGATGATCGACCAAACGTTTTGGAGTATTTCGGCTTCGCCTGTAGCCCCGAAATCAATCGTTTTTTCTGTTGTAACATCGTATTCCACTGCTATCACTTCCTCATGTATTCCTCCATTGTCACGTCCGCAGTTCCAACGATTACGCGCCCCTGATTGTCCACGGCCGTCCACGACTGCTTGACCGACGTAATAACCCACTGGTCGCGCCCGATTGGCGTTCCACCGATGATCAACGTGTCTGCCTTACCTGATCGGCACAAATCGAGTAATTTGTCCATTTCAGACTTTGGATTCACTCCGTATTGGGCGTCGAATCGCATCTTGAAACTAATGCTGTCCAGGTCAGGCCCCAGAAACTCAGAGCGCGGCTTCTGACCAAACCTTTCGTGCTTTGACCAACGCGCCGTCGCTGATCGCGTCAGCTCGTCAAATGTTCGGACTTTTTCGTGCGTTACTTCAAATATCAAACTTCCAAAACTGCCGATTTGTCCCGTTTTAACCACCTCCAGGCGGGTCGTCTTTGCTGTAGTAAGGACCGAGCACAAACCCGTCGGTTGTTCTCCCTGTCGCAGTATAGAAGCAGATTACGACGTCACCAGGCTTTACAGGCCAGGCTGTTTTCATGACTGACAGTTCTGGAGATACCGTGTTGTCGCGGCCAGGAAAGGCCACACGCGCCGCGCCGATCTCTACATTCACCGACGATACTATGCCGACTTCAATCATCAGTAACCCTCCAGACAACGGCGCAGCTCCAGCGACGATTCATAGCCAGATTGCTGGCTGTGCGTCGCACGCGTGACGATGTATTTACCGTCAAAGTTTCCGAAACCGCTCAGGTTAACAGTAACGCCAGCCACATATTGCGGATTTCCGACCATTGTAATCGATACTTGCGTCGAATCTTTGTTCGCTTCGCGCAGCTTCTTTTTCGCCAGACGCTGTGCCTCCGCAACAGATGCAACCTGTTCCTTTACCATCAGCGTTCGGCCAACTTTTGGAGCCCTTGGCGCTTCAAATTTGCCCGTGATTGCTTTTTTTCCTTTGCCCGCATAGTAGGTGACCTGGCAGGCTCTGTAGCATCCGATTGACGTCGTATGCGCGCTGAAAGATTTCAGTTCAGAGGATGATCGCGATAGTGTAGCGATTGCAGCTGCCCTCTCGTACTTTGCTTCGTCGAAAATCACCAGCTGTTTGTCTGTGAGCTTCAAGCAAAGTCCGGCGTCGCTTGCCAGCCGCATCAAAAACGCCAAGTCTGTTTCTTCGGTCTGCTCTATGCGGTCGTATTCCGGATTTTCCGGTGTGTCATAGAATAGTTTCATCCCAGCGGCTTTGGCCTTTTCAGTAGCGATCACCGCGAGCTTTGTTTTCTCCCACGCCTTATTTTTCTTTTCGCCAAGTAGCGCTCCCGACTCCGGGACGGACAGCGCCTTGATCGTTACAGTCGACGGTGGAAAGCCTATCTCGATGCTGTCGATCTCGAACGTACCGAGTGCCAATCTCTCCGTCTTCCCTGCCTGGTCCCAATGCTCACGGATAATCGCTGCCTGCAAAGATGCCGATAAGTCCGGCATCCAGCTGCCGATCCACTTTTGGCTGACGTCATGCAAAGTCAGCTGTAAGTCATCAGCGTTGCCGCTCAGATTGTCCGTATATGTCCAGGCTACCAAGTCCGGCTGCAAGTCAGCCGTGATGTCGGTTTTGTTGTATATGACCTGGAGCCTGGCGCTGCGTGCTGCTGTCATCCGCTTTCACCTCGTTTCCATGGCGGCAGCGTATCTGGCGTATCGACAGTAACTACGTCCGGTATGGTCAACTGGACGCCAGCAGAAAAAATGACCGTCTCTCGATGTGCCGGGTTGGCTTCGATGAGTGCGGCCATGTGTTCCTCGCTGCCGAGTGCTTTAAATGCTATCAAGTCCCATATATCACCTTGTATGGTGTGGTATAGTTTCATCGCGCGAAACTCACCCTCTCCATCTGTCGCCTGTAAGCGTTGAACTCTCGCTCAAAGTCGCTCCGGCTCGCTTTTTCCATCTGCTTTACTGCCGACTGGTCAGCGTTGCCGTAAAAGTTGTAAGTTGGCGAAAAGATAAAATCGCCGACGGTGGCCGTGCTGCCGCCCGCTCCGCCGCCGCCAACGCCCAACATTCGGCCAGCTGTTGTCCACAGGTCAAGTGATCGTTTCGAGTTATTGATCGGTACGATGACCTCTTTGTCTCCACCTTCACCAATCCATGCCAGCTCCGGTCGACTGACGATTCCGCCGTCGGCGTAGCCACCAACCTTTGGAATCTGTGCGATATTGAAGCTGAACGATTCGCCGCCATAGCCAGGCACCCAGTCAGGAACGTCAATTTTCACGGAGTTAATGCCTTTGATCGCTGCGTTTATGAGGTCGATCCCGACGTTGATAGGGGCTGCCAAAGCAGCACCGAGAGTGTCGAAAATACCTGTGAACACGTTTTTGACACCCGTCCACGCAAGGCCCCAATCACCTGTGAACGTACCTGTTACAAAGTCGATAACGCCGCTCAGCGTGGTAAGCAGCCCGCTGACGACACCGGAGATGGTGTTGATCGATGTCATAACCACTTGCTGGATCACCGGAAAGCCAACTTGGAACGCTGCAAAAAGAGCGTCCAAAACGGGCTTTATAGTCACCCATACAGCCGTGAACGCTCTGCCGAGTCCAGACACGACGGCCTGTATTTGTGGTGAAAACCGCTGAATTGCCGCAGAAATGGCCGGAAATACATCGTTAGCCAGGAACTGAAATCCACTTTGCAAAATCGGATAGAGTTGGCCGCTGATATAAGCCGCGACCGGAGCCATAAACTTGATGACTGACGTCGCCGTATTGCCGATGATGCCTGCAAGCCCGCCAAGAACGGGGAACGTCGCTTTTGTCGCATCGTAGATGCTTTTCGCGAAACCAAGATATTTTGGGCCTACCTCTTTTGCAAACTGTAGGATTGGCGCGGCAACTTCTCTCAGATTCAAACCTTGGATAAAGCTTACGACCTCGCCTTTCATTGCCACAAAACTTTCTTTCCAGACAGGTGCCATCGTCTCTACCCAAACCATCGTATCTTGCAAAACGGGCAGCAACTTGCCGGACAAAGGCGTAATCAGGCCAGTTTCGATGCGACGTCCAACCCCGGTGAAAAATTCACCCAGCGAGTTGTATTTGATCTTTGCCATGTCGTCCATCGAGCCTTTGGTCATATCAAACGTTTTTTTGATATTGCCATAAGCTTTGATGACCCGTTCTTCCAGGTCTTCCGCCTGCGTACCGAACAAAGCAACAGACGCGGCATTTCGTTCGGCAGGGTCTTTCACCTCATTGATGGCCTTCACGGTTTTGAGAAACGCTTCCTGCGCCACTTTACCGCCAGTAGCAAACTGTTTTGTCATTTCAGCACCGTTCAAACCGATGGCTTTGTAGGCGTCGAGTGACGTTTTGGAACCATCCTTTGTTCGGATACCGAACTCTTTGATACCGTCACCGATCTTATCAAGATTAAACGCGCCCGCTTCCAGTCCAGAACTAAAAATGTTGAACATGTCATTCGCCGAAAATCCGAGCTTGCTGAAATAGGTGCTGTATTCGTTCGCGGTGTCCAGCAATTCGCCGGACTTGTCCAGTCCGTTCTGTGCGCCTTGCGCTAGTAGGCTATATGCTTCGTCTGATGTGATGCCGAAGTTTTTCATCATGGTGTCCGCAGCTTTTACCGACTCTTTCACATCAAACTCGAATACATCCCGCATCAAAAGAGCATTCCGCGTGGTGTTCTCCAACTCGGTGCCGCTCAGTTTTGTAACCGACTTTACAGCAGATAAGCTTTTAGAAAGATCATCCCAGTTTTCACCGAGATTTTGGTTGTACAACTTTGTTGCAACCTCTTTCAGCTCGCCCATCTGCTCGACGGACGATCCGGTCGCCATCTGCATTTTGTTCATCGACTTCACATACTCGTCACTTGCAGAAACAGCTGCAAATGCGCCGACAATTGCGCCGCTGACAGCTGCCATGGACGCGGTAACTGCAACTGCCATTTTCGAGAATTTACCGCCGAGAATATCTACCTGATCGCTCGACTCATCCAGGTCGTCAGGCAACGGATCAAGTCGTGGCCCGCGCCTTTGCTCCAACTCGCGCAATCGTCTCTCCAGTTCTTGCACCGCCTGTGTAGACTGGCGCAGATCGTCCCGGAGTGGCCCCATCTGATCAGTGAGCCGGATACCGCGAATCGCTTGCAGCGCTCTCTCCACATCGCGCAATTCATTTGCCGATTCACGCGCCGAGTCCCGTATCTGCTCAAACGTGTTTCCGGAAATGCGGATGTTTCCTATCTCTCGCGCTCGATTTTCAAGTTGTTGCATGCTATGCAGTGCTTGCGTGAATGAACTAGAGAAGCTAGATTCCAGTTTTCCGGCCAGCTCGAAGGCGATTTTATAAACTTTGGACACTCTCTCACCTTCCCCCCGGTTGCTGCATTTCCTGAATCGCTTCTATCCATTCCAGTAATTCACCCAACGGCAGGCTCAGCCAGTACGATGTCGAGGACCTTGTTGCCATAGAGAAGGAGACAGCCACCTGTTTCAGTAACTGTCTCCTTTTTGGTGTCCAAAGCCCTAAGCGAGCAAAAAATTTTGTACCCGCATCGTGATTTTTGAAAAGTCTTTCGCAGGTAGCTTTTTGATCACTTCAACCGGGACTTTTGCTGCTTTAGCTGCAACCAGAGCGAGATATAACTTGGACAGTTCTTTAACATACACTACATCGTTCGTGGTCGCATTCAACTGGCGCTCGCATGACATCATGTCCTCACCTGTCAAAGCGTCCAAATCGAGACTCAGTTCTGTGTATTCAGTACCGTCAAAAGAAAACGGCCGACTGAGTTTGTATACTGGCTCCTCGACCGTGGTTACTGCTGTATTCTCTCTACTCATTGTTCATTTTCCTCCTTAGTTTAGTAGCCCAATTGGGCGCGAACTTTTGCAAGGTAGTCGACACCATCGATCACGCAGATGTAGTTATATTTGTCCAATTCAAGCAGCACTTTTTCACCATGAGTCAATTTGAGGTAAATAACCTCAAACTCTGACGAACTATCAGTGGCTGCCCCTTGTTCAAACTTCCCGAGGTCGAATTTCTTCGGCACAGCTCGAACGGACAATTTGACCGCAACAGTGTCATAAGCCCCTGTTGATTGCACAAAGACTTGTTGTGATCCCCAAAAGTCTACAGCATGTGCTTGTGGCGCTGCCAGTCGAATAGCAGATTCTTCAATTGTTCGCCAATTCAAGGTGATTGTCATTGAGCCAAAGAGGCCAATTGTGGGGCTGTCCACCTCCCCCGCGATTCCGGCCCCTTTTACTGTTTCCGTAAGATACTCCAAGCTCGGCAGCGTTACATCTGCTGTACCCAGGAAGTCCTTTCCGTCTTTATATACTCGATAACCTACTAGCTTCTCGGAAACTTGTTTTGCCAATTTCGTTCATCTCCTTTCTAGGCAAAAAGCCCGCCGAGATATGATGGATCGTATTCCAGAAGGAACTGAATTTCCTCAGCCGGTGAAGGTGGAGTCACGAAAACGTGAAAGCTTAATTTCCCATCCATCAAGCTCGTTGTCGGGTTTTCTGATTTTAAAAACTCAACACGCCCACCAAGGATGTATCCGGCTGCTTGCAAACCGTTCAACCAGATGTTCACGCTGTCAACGACCGTCTGTACCAAGCGCTTGTTGGCTGGCTCATCGACTTTCGACCAAAACGTTAGGATCAACGTGTTGCCGATCCAGTCGAACATCCGCCGAACCGGGATAAAGCTGTTTACTGGGTCCGTCTCCGCTGGATAAGCCGCTGCCCGGTTCCCCCACACCTTCCAACCTCCAACGAAGTTCAGTGGCGCGACAATGCCTTGTCCGTTAAGAAAGTTCGCCTGATCAAGCCCCAACAGTACCTCGGTTCCATCTTCCAAGACTGCTCCATTTGCCTGATAGCCCTTGTTGGATGGTGACTCAAACGGTACACCTTCGTTTTTCGCGTCCACGGTGCAGATCACTCCAGCAAGTTGCGTTGACTGATGGAAAACATAGTCGCCGAGCTGTAGCATCGGATAGCAGACAATTTGCGATTCTGCTGTGTAGTTGTTTGTTTCTTTCCATGCGGGTGCGTCTGTGTAACGCTTAACTGTATCTGTAGGGATATCCAGCAGTGCCATGCACCGGAAATGACCGTTGATATTGATCGATTTTGCTTTCATGACCGCCCCAACAACAGGGTCCTGTGACCAACCAGGTGCAAGCAGCAGACCAGGTAACAGACGGAAACGCGGGAAAACTTGCTGTACCAACTCCAGGCCAGTCAGGCTACCAGTTGTAGCGTCCACGCCGCCGATGATGTCTGCTGTTGATACAAGCGACGGGTCCAAATGCATAAACGATACTGTCACTGTTGTTTGTGCCTCTGTGATCGCGCCTCCTTCTATGCGGTTGATCACGACAAAGCCCGCCTTGTCAAAAGCTGCAACGTAATCCGTGCCTTTCACGAGTGGTTGACCTGCTGAAGTAAGTTTGACGACCAGTGACTGCAGCATTACACCTGCCTGCTTGATCGTTACTGCTCCTCTCACAAGAGTCAACGTACTGTCAGAAACTTCTTTTTTGTGCTCTGCCGGGTCGAGAACATTGATAAATACAACGGGACCCTGCTGGAAAAGTTGGAAATGGCTATACATCATCTCGCAAAGCGTATAAGACTTCCAATCTGTGCTATATCCGATAGCTTCCTCTGCCTCTTTATAGCTGAAGCACAACACTGGTTCATTGACAGGTACTTTACTTCGCGTCGATAGGTTAACGGGTGCCGTACCAACTACCACTGGCAAAGATGCCGAAATCTTGGCTGGTGGCAAAATAGAAGTAGGTACTCTCCGAGCTTTGACTCCATGCTGCATTATCTACCACCGTCCTTTACTTGCTGGTACAGCGCGTGTTCAAGCGTGCCTGGTGTACCAGTCTTCGCTTGCGCCGCAGCCAGATCGCGCACAGGCACGATCAACTGGCGGATGGCAGGCTGCTTTTCAAACAAGTCGGTAAGATACTCCGGCACGCCGCCGCGAAAAACGGTGTACTGCATTAGCCTACCACCCGGCAGGTTTGGTCCGACGTAGATCAGCTGGACCTGTGGCTGCTCGCTTTCCGTTTTGACCGCTTGCTGGCTTACTTCCACTTCTGGGCCATCTTTTTTTCTTTGTGTCATCCGAAAAATACCTCCTCTTGTACCTGCGGAATCGTCCACAGCGTATTCATTTCCCCCACCCATCCCGGATAGGGCTGCTCGTCAAACAACTTCCACTTTAACGGCAGCTCCATCCGAAATGATTGGCCGACAACACGTTTTTTCAAAAGCGCCTGTCGTACATCTTCGATGATGTTCAACACATCAATAAAGCCAGAATCGTCTTTGGAGTAGGTGCCAACGATCAAGTTGAGGCTGGCCGTTGAGCCATCTTCCAGGTCCTCTCCGCCAGCCGCCCGGACAATGATAAACGGGTAGTCCTCTTCCTGGCTGTCGGCCTTTCGCTGTGGTAAAGCCTCCAAAAACACCTGCGGCGTTGTCAACGTGCCTTTCGGATTGGTCAGCTCCACATCGACAACGACCTCCTCCAAAAAGGTTTTCAAGCTGTGCATCAGCAATACTGGTGTCATTTTCTCACCTCAACAATCTGTTCATCTCGTGATCAAGCCGTGTTTCCATGCGCCGCTTTGCTTCTTGCTCGACATGCTCCACTACTTTCCGGCTGCCAACCATACCAGGCACGCTCGGCCCATACAACTCGCGGATCGGCAGGCCAGACCAGTATGTTTTCCCGTTCCGTGTAACTTTTTTGTGACGCCAGGATCGCATTCGTTTGAACACGCCGACGTGCCCGCTGCGCATCTGCGCAATAAACGCCCCGCGCACCGGGGCCAGGCCGACACGCCTGACTGCTGATTTCGTTGCTGCCGGGCGACGTTTTGGAACCTTGCCGGGGTTCGTTTTAAACCTCATAAGTGGCAGGTTTTTCGACGTAGATGTCATGGTAGCTTCCAAATTTTCAGGTGCGGCATTGCGAGTGCGTAGCGTTCCTTTTACATCTGCTGTCTTGACGAAAAATCGTTCTTTCGTTTTCCTGGTTGCCTCAGTGCCAACACCATGGATTGTTCTGTTCAGTGCAGATGACATCGCTTTTGAAGCATCATCCCGCACTCTTCGCATCTGCCGAATGGCCTGCCTCAATTCCGGTAATCTCACAGCTGGTTCGCCTCCAGCGTGATCGCGTACATTCCGGCTTGTTCGTCCACGTTGGCGACCGTGTATGTCTGATCGTCCAATTCCAGCAGACCGCCTTCGTTTGGTCGATAGCCGAGCTCGCTGCACGACACGTAAACGACCTTCCTCCAAAGAGAAACCCCCTCCGCGTGCGGTAAGGGGGTGCCGTTTAGAGAGTCGGAATCAATGATCAGCCTCATTTTCTTTCCGCCGAGTGTGTGATCCTCTGCAAACTCATCTGTGTTAAGAAAGACATCCAAGTCTGCTGCAACCAAATCTTTAAAGTTCATCGGTCGCCGAATCCTTTGCCAGCCAGGCTTCATACTGCTTCAAACGTTGATCTTCCTTTGCTGCTGCTTGAATGTTCAAACCTTCAAGAAAAGATTTTTGCTCGTCTGCTTTCAACTTCCCAAATTCTTCAAGGGATAGGCTCTTTTTCGCGACATCCGTCTTTTTCTCATCGAACATCACAGCCAGACCAGCTTGTACCAACCTCTGTTCGTCGTCCGGCGGCAGTATGCTGACAATTTCACCACTCTCGTAGTAAACACCATCATGTCGAAGCGGCCATTTCGTTTGAATGGTCATCGGGTTTCCCTCCCTCTACAGGACCTTTGCTACATACCAGCTTTCTACTTCATGCGGGATGGGTAATGGTCGGCTGTTCAACGCCAGAAAACGTTGTGGTGGGTTCTTTTCTGTCCAGCTATCAGGTACGCGCGCCCCCTCGTAGGTGATAAATTGATTATTGTTTCCGATCAACGTGACTGCCCCGTAATGGAAGCTAAAACGAGCACGAGTCGAGGCGATCAACACCGTGCCAGGTGGGACCATCGGCTTTTCAAGGCCTTCTGTTTCATCAAAATACCACTCGTCGTAACTGTACAAGTCCAAGCCCAGGCTCGTGAGCGATCCGAGGTACGTGACACCATTTGGAAGCGTACGAGGATCGATTTGCCCCAACTTGATTCTTTGGTTATCCAGAATTTTTTGCACTGCTAGGTGATTCAAAAATGCTTCCACAACGTCCGAAGCCATAACCGCCGTATCTGGAGTAATCCCGGACTTCTGGATCACGGTCAGTCTCCAGTTTTTCAGATCACCAATCGGATCGCTGCTTGGGTCTGCCCATTTATCTGCGCCGGACAACATGATCTTGTTAGTAAAATCAAAATCAAGCGTCTGATTGACGCCCTCCCCGACCATATCCACTTTTCCGGTAAACAAAGTTTGGGCTGCCATCCACTCTTCTCGGCGCGTCACCGCGTCGTCCAGGTCCGTCAAATCACGAGCCAACAATTCAACCGCCCGTTCATCTGGTGCCTTTGTCGTGTAGATGTTTTCCCCGATTGACCGGATAAGCAAATCTTCTGTTGTAATTGGTCGCAACGGTTTGATCAAAGCGGGTTTATACGTGTTGGTTGTAAATCCGTCACGCTCCATGACTTTTCCCGCGAGTTTCGGAGAGACAAACGGGGCCATACGCCGCCGGCCTTTGTAGTAATCCACGTCCACTGTCTCGGTCAGGAACGTACGGCTATTCGTGAAAAATGTACTTTTCAAAAAGGTGTTAACTGGAAGCATTTGCTCAATTGCTTCCAACATTGTGCGCGGATCATACATACTGATTCCCATGGTCATCACTCTCCTATTTTATGAAAGGGTCCTTTTAAGAAACATCCCAATTTGACGCATGGACCATTTGTGCTTGCTGGCATCATCGGTGCCGCCAAACGAGAGCTTGGTCATGTTAAATTCTCCAGTGAGATATACAGGGGCGGTCGTATCGGCCAGTGTGGCATCAATGGTTTGCGCCAATACCGCATATGGTTTTTCTGATCCATCCGTTTTGGACGAATCAACCATAACAGCCTTGCCGGATGTTGTTACCATCCCGAGGACAGCCCCCTTTTCATAGACGCGACCTGCCGCCAAAACTACCGTGTCTGTGACCACCGGCATTACTGCACCCGCGATCAGATTGTCATACGACACAACATGGCGTGTGACCAGTTGTTCTCTCATAGTTTGTTTCCTCTTCTCATTCGATTCATCACACCGGCAAGCGCATTCGCTTTTGCCTGCTTCTCGCCTTCCTGTGTATCTGCGGGCGGGATGTTGTTTAAACCAGATTGGTTCGCATCTGCTCGCATTTTGCTCGCAAACATGTCACGTAGCCGGGTGTCCGCCTTCAAAATCTCGACTGCTACCTGTTCAGCCGTTGCGCCAGTGACGTACTTGGCCTCTGCTACGAGCTTCGCTGCACTCGGGGTGCCTGCCAGCTCATCCAACGCCTTGAGGCGCGCCCTTTCTTGCTCCATGCCAGCTTTGACGGCGGCATCATATGCCTCACGAGATATTGCCCCGTTTTGCTGCTCAGGCTCTTTAGCTGCCGGTTCATCAGACGGCTTTGGAATGGCAAGCACTCCTGCCACGGCAGCCAAGGGCCCCTTGCAGGTAGGGTCCCCCTGAGGGAGATCAGGGGTATTTGTAAATCCGCTCAAATCAAACACGACACCGTTGAAGACCGCACGCCCTGCTCGCGTAGAAGCCGAAATCTGGACATCCTGCTCCAACTCAGTAGCGAACTTTTTCTCAATCGCATCCGTTGCGGTCATCCATGTTTCGGCATCCATGAGTGCTATTAATTCCTCCGCGCTCATCCCCGTCTTATCCATATACACTTCCACCATGGCGTCGCGAATCTTATCCATCACGTCCGCAGTATGGCGCAAATCGTTTGCCTCCGCGCCCCACACGCTCGTCCATGGATTGTGGATCATCATCATGGAGCCTTTCGGCATAATTACCGTGTCACCGGCGCACGCAATAATCGACGCAATGGAGGCCGCCAATCCTTCCACGCGCACTGTTACTTTTGCTTTGTGCTCTTTCAAAAGCTGGTAAATGTGTAGTCCAGCAAACACGTCACCGCCCGCGCTGTTCAGGCGTACCGTGATTTCTTCCACATCGCCTAGATCCCCCAGCTCATCGCGGAATTGTTTCGGCGTCACCTCATCTCCCCACCAACTGTATTCCGAGACTGGACCATAGAGCTGTAATTCAGCACTATTGTTCTTGTCCATCTTCTTCAGGTTCCAAAACTTTTTCACTGGTTGGTTCACCTCCTGTACTTGTCAACCCACTTACTTGTAACAACCGTTCTTCCCACGCCCGCTGCCGCACGTTCTGTTCAAAATCGCCGCCGGTCAACTCCGCCGTCTCGCGTTCGATCGTACTGATCGCGGCTTGAATCCGCAAAATTGCAGCATTCGCTTCCTTCAATGGATCGAGTTGTCCGGGGGAGGGCCCGTGCCATTCTGCTTTCGTGTACGCTCTTCGAATCAACGGATCATCAAAAAAGCCGGGCGCCGAGATACGTCCCTTCGCAACGGCTTCTGCAAACCATTCTTCGTAGATCGGCTGGCAAAAATCCATAGCCAGCCAGGATCGACGCATCCTGAAGCTTTTCCATGCCTCCAGCAGCGCAGCCCTGCTCGCTGAATACGAGGCCGTAAAGTGCTTCACCAGTAACTCATAAGGAATTTCCAAGGCTGCCCCCACTTGGCGCAGAATCGATGTCACAAAGCCATCAAACGCGGTGTTAGGTCGGGCAGGATTCGCCATCTGCGCTTCCTCCCCCGGTGCGAGGCCAATGATTGCTCCGTTCCCCATTTCATAAGTCGTACTGTCGTCGGCGTCTACTTGATGCTCCAAATCTATTCCCTCTCCTAAAGGATTGTCAGGGCTGTTGGACTTAATGAAGACTGTGAACATGCCACTTACCACAGCCGCCATCAGTTCAGCTTCTGTGTAGCGTCCCAACTGCTTGAGTGATTCAATCACGGGTGCCAAGATTGGTACACCCCGACGTTGCTCAGGTCGCTCACTTTCCATGAGGTGTAGAAGATTTCGCCGCCCGCTTTCGCGACCAAACGCCTCCACTCGTGTCCATGTTTGCTTTTTGGACGACGTGCTCAATGGGTGACGACCGGAAAACCAGTAGGCAATCACCTCGCCGTGCTCGTCACACTCCACACCACCTTTGATGTCTCTTCCTCCGATCACATCAGGATCGCTCACACGATCGGCCTCCATCAAACGTATCCGAAGATCGTACACCGAATGTGCACGCGGAGTTATGGGCAGCAACGCAAAGCTGTCTCCGCTCATCAGTTGCGACAGATACGCCAATTGCTGTAGTTCAAAGAAATTGTTCAGCCGCTGCGCGTCGCAATCAACCGTTTCGGACCACAACGCAAATTCGCGCTGGATGATGCGTTTTAGTTGAGCCGCATCTTCATCCGCCAACCCCAGAAATTCGGTATCGACCGCAGGTTTGAGCTGTAGTCCCGTCCCAACAACATTCGTCCGTGCCGTTTTCAAAGCACCAGTTGCTAGCGCTGAACCACCCATATATAGGTCACGCGATCGCTGCCGTAACACGTCCAGATTCTCGATAATGTCCTCGTCAGGTGATCCCCCATTAAAAACCCAGCCGAGCAACGACTTTTTTGTCCGGCTTGCGCCGTGATGGGAGTACCCGGAGTTCATCAGTGACAGCTTTTTTCTTGCCGCTGATCGCTTTAAGGCCCATTGTGGGGCAACGATGGAAATCAATTGATCAAGCCTGCTCATAAATCGCGCGGAACAACACGCATGACTCGTGCGCCTGGTCGACTACCACGTTCCAGTCTAGCTACCTCATTCCGCCAAAACAGGATTTGCTCTCGAATATCTGCCAGACTCGCCCGATTTAATTGTCTTGCCCCAATCCGATAGGATTGACCCGTTGAGACAGCCATTTCTGCGTTCAGCCAGGCTTGCAGTCGCTCGCGTGCGGTTTCTACTGTCCAGCTCATCGTTCCTTTCACCTCCTTTCCTCACAGTCCTTTGCTGAGCACACGCCGCTGCTTCCTCGGATTCGAAATTTTGTTCGTAAACCCGACTTCCGCCAACCGATCGAAGTCAGGATTCACGATCTCAAGAGCCGCCGTGGCATAATTGCGTAGGTCAAGCGGCTCATTTCGAACACCGCTCCGTTTCACCCATTCGACTCGTGGCACACCCTTGTGGAAGCGAATTTTCCTTTTCTCGGATGTCAGACCTCGAAAATATTCCTCGTCATACCCTTTGCCCTCGTTTCTAGGGAAATGGCAGTAACCTGGCTGTCCTTCAAACTCCTGTTTCAATCGGCTCATCACTGTTTCTTTACCTGCATCCACACCAAGAATAAAAAGTGCGCATTTCTCTCGTGGCGTTCGCGACATGCGGCCGATCAACGGTATGCCGTCCCCCCCTTTTCCCTTGATCGCAAAAATTCGTCTTTGCTCGCGAGCTTTGCAAAACCGGTACACCTCTGTTGTATGGTGTCCGCCGCTATCAATGCAGGTGCAGGCGACGGTCATACCGTATCCGTCTTTTCGCTTCCAAACACGCAACAAGTATTCATCCAAATCCTTCCACACACTAGGTTGAGAAGGGTCGCCGATTAGTTGATAGTATTGAATCCCCCATGATTCCTTGCCGATCCCCCAGCCGACGACTTCGACTTCCAACCGGTCGTTCTGCACGTCAACCGCCGCCGTCAGTAACAGTACGCCGTCAGGAATATCCGCATCGTAGGTTTCGCGACGCTTTACGAGTACGTCTTCCTCGATTTGTTCGCCCTCTTCTTCCCATGTTTCTCCAAGCGAGGTATTCACCCAGACCTGCAACTGCTCGACACCGCCAGCTTTTGCTTCCAGAAATTCTTCAATGATCGTTTTCCAACGCTTCCATGGGCTTGCCAACTCGTTTAGGTGAAAGCCCCGAACCTTGGCATTCTCTTTTTGGGGCTTCCATTTCCCTTTGCCCACTTTCCACTCTGTCTCGGAATGGTGAAAGCCACAAAAATTACATCGATGGGTCGCATCCTCAAATCGGATTTGCCCCCATGTTAAAGGCTGGTACTCTCCGCAGTTGGGACAGGGCAGGCACCATTGCTCCATACTGCTATCGTTGTAAGCAGTCTCAATTCGTGATGCGCCTTTAATCGTGGGCGTGCTTACCAGAATCCGTTTACGGTTCCAGAACGTCGTAGTGCGCTTCGAGACAAGCAATACTGGGTCGCCTTCTGTTCCGGCCGAAGCCGGATATCGGTCCACCTCATCGCAAAGCACGACGCGAATCGGCCTGCTGGCGAGTGAGGCAGGCGAGTTGGCCCCCGCCATTGTGATATGCCCACCCGGGAAGGTTTTATGAAGCATGGTATTCCCGCTGTCACGACTCTTCACATCTTTGACCTTTCCTCTGAGTGCAGGTGAATCTCGCAGCATAGGAGCCAGCCGATCTTTAGAGAAAGCCTGTGCCATTTCGAGCGTCGGCTGTACGAGCATAATCGGCGCTGGATCGTAATCGATAAAAAATCCAATCGTATTGAGCAATAGCTCCGTCTTGCCCACCTGCGCCGACGACATTACCACTACCGTTTCCACGTTGTTGTCACACACGGCGTCCAAAATACCTCGCTGATAAGGCGCTCGATCCGTTCGCCATTGCCCCGGCTCGGCCGACGCTTCCGACGATAGCTTGCGGAATCGATCAGCCCACTGAGATACTGTCAGTTTAGGGGGCGGGGCCATGCGCTTTGCGATGGTCGTAAACAGTCGCATCGTACTATTCGCGATCTTCTGCATCTTCATTCACCTCTACATACTCCTCATTGCGCACATGAAACGTTGCGGGGTCGTAAGTGGATAGCTCTGTCAACGCTTCGTGTATTTCGCTCGTCAAAATCGCCTGTACTTCCGCGATTGCTTTTTTGTCCAGCAGTTGTGGGGCTATTTTCGTCGGCAAAGCGAGGCACCGGGCACGGAAGGAAGTCACCATATCGTCCATAACAGCTGCAACATCCTCTGACCGATGCAACTCGCCTTTCATAACGGCAACTTGAAGCTCGGTTTTCTCTCGCTTCGCCTTCTCATGCAGTGCCTTTTCACGGTAGTAATCGACCTCGTTCTCTTCAGTAGGCTCCCGTTCCTGAATGTACCGGATATATCTTTTCAGGCTTTCAATTGCACGGTATTTGCCGCGCTGTTCCCGTACCAGCACGCCTTCTTCTGCCAGTTGCTGAATGCGTCTGGCTGTTAGATTCAGTAGCTCGGTCATCTGCTTGGTCGTAAACAACATTTCGTGTTGATCAGCGCCATCATTTCGCATTCTTCACCCACACCACCTCCCTTTTTCGCCATACAAAAACCTTGAAAACCCTGTCCTTTCAAGGTATATACACCGCTATACAGTTTCATTGCATACTCGTTTTTGCGAAGCGAAATGGTTGTAAAAAAATTGTGACTAACGAAATTTCGGGGCTCGCTTTACCCGCACTCTTCCCGGATTCCAGAAGGACCCGGGAAAATTTTATCTCAGAGAAAAAAGCACCGCATGGGTGCTAATTAAAATAGTCTGCAATCTGTTCTCTATTCTTGATAACTGCTGGTATTGCAAGTGAAGCCAGGACAAACAAACCAATTTGCGTTTCGGTAAACACCAATTTAATAGCGTTAAATCCCTCTATCCAGCCTATTAATGTTTCAAACATACTCTCACCTCCCCATTACCATTTTGATCCAGATGGGGAGGTCTGTCCATAATGACTATGCAAAAAGCCACCCGATAGACCGGATGGCTCCCTTGTTTCCCTGTTCATAATTTTTCGATGTTATCATAGTATCACGGGACCACTGAATAGAAAATGAACGCTTTTTGAAACGAAAATGAAATCAATTAAATTCGATTCCATCCACTCCAAACACTAGAACTGACAAGGTTTTCACCGCGTTTTTCACATCGTTGTATACTGTTCTTGGCTCGATATTGTGAAATTCTGCGAGTTCCTCAACCGTTTGTTTTTTCTCAGAAATGTACAGCTCGTGGACAATATGGTATCGTCGTAAATCCTCTTGTTGTCCCGATGCTTCGCACATGGCTTGATAAACACCAATCATTTTCCGAACAAATTTCACCATAACAATTGTTCGCTGCCTGCTACGTTTGATTGACTCCAAAGCTAACTCATCGGTGTACAGACTCTCCATAGCATCTGCATAATCCATCGCTGTCACTTGCTCCCTTGCACCTTCGACATGGCTTACAAATGACCGATAGTGTTTCAACAGCAATTTGGTATTTCGCAGCCTCCAATCACGCTTTTCTTTCTGCTGTTTTTGTTTCTTTTTCTCTTGAAACTCCATAGCCGCTTGCACAGCCGCACGCGTAATTTCTTCGATCACTTCCGGGCTCAATGCTTGCTTTTGACTCATGGACTCACTCTCCTTTTACTTTGTCTATTCTTGCTTTTAGCGCCTCCAGCAGCCTATCTTGTGTCGTTGCCTTTGCTTCAAGCGAATCCATAACGTCTTCGTCCGCTCCGCCTTGCACGACCAGATGGTGCAAAATCACCTTTTGCTTTTGTCCTTGTCGGTGCAGGCGCTTATTCGCCTGTTGATACAACTCCAGGCTCCACGGCAATCCGAACCACGCGACGTGATTCCCCCCATCCTGTAGGTTTAGCCCGTATGCTGTACTTGCTGGATGTGCCAGTCCTACATCGATCCTACCTGCGTTCCAGTCGTCCTGATCTTGCGGAGTTTTGATCTCCCTTACTCGGAGATTTGTTTTTGCCAAAGCCTTCTTGATCCGGGACAAATCGTGTTGGTAACTGTAAAACGTTAATACGGGCTTCCCGTTCAATTGCTCGACTAGCTCCATGAAGGCTTCCAGTTTGTTATCGTGAATTTCATAGACCTGTCGTTCGTCATCGTACAGCGCACCGTTGCAGAGCTGTAACAGCTTTCCGGTCAAAACAGCGGCACTGGTAGCTGTGATCTCGGTACCCTCGATTTGCAAAAGCAGCTCTTTTTCCATTTGCTTGTACAGCTTCTTGGCTTTGTCATCCAGGACAATCGGGATGATATTCGGTATGGCGTCCGGCAGCTCCAAATAATCTTCTGCCTTCATGCTGATGCATATGTCTGATATTTTCTGCTGGATTAATTTATCCGCTCCAGGCTTAGCCGTGTAGCCAAAGCCGCTGTAGTTTTTCTCAAAATATCGTGCCCGGTAATGCGTGATTTTCTTTTCCAGACGTTGTCCTTGATCCAACAGATGCACCTGCGCCCAAAGGTCCAACAACCCGTTTGGAGCTGGTGTTCCGGTCAATCCGACAATGCGCTTGATATGTGGACGAATCCAGGTTAGCGCTTTAAAACGTTTCGATTGGTGATTCTTAAAACTACTCAACTCGTCCACCACAACCATGTCAAACGGCCAAGCGTTACGGTAATATTCAACCAGCCATGCGACATTTTCTCGATTGATCACGTAGACGTCTGCGGGCGTGTTCAGTGCCCGAATGCGTTGTGTGCTCGAACCCAATATCGGAACTACTCGCAGCATTTTTAAGTGCTCCCATTTTGCCGCTTCCTTGCTCCAGGTAGCCTCCGCAACCTTTTTTGGTGCGATAACCAGCACTTTAGAAACGGCGAAACGGTTGTACTTCAAGTCGTTGACAGCGGTCAATGTGATAACCGTTTTCCCAAGACCCATGTCCAAAAGCAATCCCAGGGCTTCATCCGTCAGAAGCCTGTTGATGCAGTACCGCTGGTAGGCATGCGGAACAAATTTTATTTTGGGCTTTTCAGTGGTTCGCGCTACTGCTCCGGCCATTGGGGCATCCCTTCCGTGGCCTGCATTCGGCTGATCAAACTGTCAACATCGCCCTTGTTATCGATAACGGCAACCGGAAGACTCAACCCCGCGATAAATCGCTGCTGGTTCATCTGCAAAGGTGTCGGCTTTTTTCCTGGTGCCTTCAGTTCAGCAAAAGCGATTCTGCCTCCTGGAAGCAAAACGATCCGGTCTGGCACCCCGTTGTTGCCCGGGGAAACAAACTTGTATGCTCGCCCCCCTGCGGCCTTGGCTCTTTTCACCAAATACTGCTCTATGTCACGTTCTCGCACGATCATCACTCCGATCAAAGTCAGGCTCGTCAACTTTCGCCGTTATTCCCTTATATATTTATATAATCAGGCGAATTAGGCGGGCAGACATAATCCTATATCCTCTATTCTCTCTATTTCTTACTTCTAGTAGTTTTAAAGTTGACAAAGTATACAAAGTATTAAAAACCTAGATGCTTGAAGGGATTGCCCTGTCAACTATGTCGTCAACTTTCTTATTTTGGTAGGTTTACAAGGTTGACAGAGAAAGTTGACAGAATTACGGTAAGTTGACACTTTTACAAACCCTTTTTGCTGTCCGTAGGGGCCAAAACGAAACGAACTACCATAGCGTTTCCACCCAGGGAGGGATGCTAAAATCGCGTTGATCTCCAAGGTGTCCGATCGCCGCATAAACTTGATATCGCCTCCCAGGCATTCACTCCACACCTCAGCCGCACATATCCGATCCCGTTCCACCGTGCCTTCGTCACTCCGGCCGAACTCCCCGGACCAATATAGTCGCCGTTCGCTCAACGACCTTTTCTCCCAGCCTATCGGCACCCGGCGTTCCGCAAATTCACGAATCACGCCTTCTTTGGCGTTGCTCTCTTGGTGGGCCTCCTGCTGTTGTTTAGCCTCTGCCTCCGCCTCGCCTGTGAGATACAGGGCCTCTCCCAATTGCCAATACACGAACGCTTCTGCATATATCTGTGGAATCTCGTCCTCCAAGTCGTTGAAAACACTCTTCTTAACAGGCTGCACCCCTACGTCAACAGGCCAAAACCGTCTGTTTCCGGTTTTATCCTTCAGAAACTCGCTGTCATTGGTCGTTCCAAAAAACACGCAGCGCCTTGGAAACGCTTTTGTACGACGGCCAAACGGCTCCCGGTATATGTCCTCTGTCCGGCTCAGGAACTGCTTGACGGCATTCGATTCGGACTTTGACATCCCCGTCAGCTCGCCGATCTCATTAATCCAGATGCCTTGTATCATTTCAGACGCCTCTTTGCCTTCGAACGTTTGTAGACTGTCGGAGTACCAACGTCTGCCCAGTAAGCGCAAAAACGTACTCTTACCCAGCCCTTGCGGTCCCGCCAAAATCGGCATCTGATCGTATTTGCATCCTGGATTCATGGCGCGGGCCACAGCAGCCACCAGTGATTTCCTTGACACTGCGCGGACATAGGTAGAGTCAGCGGCACCGAGGTAATCGCACAGCAACGTGTCCAGTCGCTTCACACCGTCCCATTTCAAGCTCTCCAGCCAATCCCGCACCTCGTTGAATGTGTGTCTGTGTGCGTATAGGGCAACCGCATCAAAAACCCTTTCTTTGCCCGTTATGCCGTATGTGCGTTCCAGGTAATGCCGCAGTCCGGCATCATCCACATCCGACCATCCGCGCCGTTCCTGGTTGCTGTTCCAAGGCAGCGGCCCCAGCACAGCACCTCTGTTGGCAAACTCATCGAAAGCAAGCTTGCCCTTTAGCAGCGGATCATGCTCCAGAATGATCAGGATGTTGTCGGTCGTCTTCGCGGGCATGCCTGTCGTAGCGCTGACCTGTAGCTTACTGATCCAGTTGACCGTTTCTTCCTCAGTCGCCGGAAGATTGCCAAAATCCTGAATGGCTTTTTCATAGCGCTCCTGGTTGAGTAGCGCGGCAACACCTGCATCTTGAAGCGCAAAGCCGCACATGGCCGTGAACGACGGTAAGCGGTTGGTCGGTGTTCCCGGCGTCGCGTCGTCGTCCATTTCGCCAAACTTGTGTAGCCGAACCAGGTCAAACGCATTCACGAGGCGTCCGCCGACCGGGTCAGTTGCGTGATGGCTGAATAGGAAAGCCCCGTCGTCGTATAGGATAGCCCCGCCTGTCGTGCTTCCGCCGACGTATGTAAGTCTTCCGCTGTCGTCTGTCGGCGCGTACACGCCTGGCAGGAATACTTCTATCGCACGATAAACGTCATACTGGCGACAAAACGCACCAACGACGCCTTGTTTCTCTGTTGGATCGCCCTGCTTTGCTGCCAAACGAACGTGTGCCTGCTGTGCCCCAGGCACCTGCGGCCACTCGGCCACATTACGCCAATCCGCATAAAGCGCCAACAGGCCGTCAGCATCGAGAAACGGCTTGTCCCCGTACTGGAAGACAAATCGACTGTCGGAGCAGCATGACGGCCAGTACATCAACCGTACGCCTTGGAAAGTCGTCGGATCACATAGCTCAATACCGATTATGGATCCGAGTTTCCGAGCCAGCGGCTCATATTCGTCGGCCGTAACCGTTCGGTTCAGAGGAGCCAGCACACGCAGACGCGGCTTGGCTTCCTCATGCTTCCGTGTGCTGTATACAGCGTAAGAGCAGCCCAAACCATCCAGGCGGCGCAGCACATCCGCCGTACTGCCTGCCGGGATATTATCCAGGTCAAGCGTGATGACATCCCGGCCAGTTACATTGTTACCCTTCCGCCGATTACCCGCCAGAGTCCCTGCTACAAAACCACCGACGTCTTTCAGGTCATCCTGCTTACTCTTTGGCAGCTGTAGATATTGGGCAAGCGTTTCGGTGCCGCGGACCGCAACTCGCAGTCGCTCCACCAGCTCTGACCAGTAAATTGTTTGTGCTGGCCAGTGCGTCGCCTTGCGGCTGCCAGCGGAGGATATGGTAAGTTGTCGGTCGTGAATCATGGCAGCCATCCTTTCAATACGTGAAATACTAGGAACAAAAGTAATGTTGTGGATATTATTCAAATCTCTCCATTATGGCCTCAGCCCGTGAATAAGTTCACGCAACTCGATTTCCCTCAACCGCTTTTGCACATCTTCCAGCGATTGGAGCAATACTTCTTTCTCTGATTTCAGGGATTCGGCCACAGGGGGTACGTCCGATTCAGTCAGCAAAATCAAGTCTTCACGGCTTGGGCTTCTTCTTTTGGCAATCCTCGCGGACTGCATTCGGATCGATTGTTCTACGATGTTTCGAACTGTTCTGGCGTTACCGAAACCGGGTTTCATCCTTTCCAGCTCAAACCTTGACAAAAGCGAATCGATATAGGCATTAGACATTTGGTACTCTCTCTCTCTCGGAACAAAAGAAAGCTGCGATTTGTATAAGATCGGACACTTCGTAGTCCGCGAAATGAATTGTCGTTGGAAATCGGGATCGCAGCCCTGGATTTTCGTTGAGAAATTCGGCCATGTCTTCAGGATAGCCAGCAGCAATAACAACAATTTCGTCGCGCATGTCCTCCATTAGTTGAACAATGGCCGCGATCACTTTATCACCTGTCTTATGCGACGACTCACCAGCAACGAAAGCATAGGCTTCATCGATGAATAAGACCCCGCCTTTGGCTTCTTTGAATTTGTCCTTTATTGTTCTCTCGGCCTGCCCAACATGCGGGTGTGTTACATCCGCGTGGTGGATTTCAACAAACGGCGGTTCATCGTGACTTGTTTTTAACATCCCAAGAGCTGCAAACGCCTCACCAATCAACCGGGCTGCTGTTGTCTTCCCTGTTCCTGGATTCCCCTTAAAGACCATGTGATTCGATTGCGGCGTGGTCTTCAGACCCTGGCGCTCTCGTAGCTTTGATATTTTGGCAAACTGTATCATTTGTTCGACCTGGTTTTTTACCGCGAACATACCAGGAAGTGCGCCGAGTCTTTCCAAGGCTTCCCTTGCTCTGCGTTCCAATGGAGGCATCCCCCTCAATTACTATTTTGTTAATCATTTACGGTCAAGGCTGCGAAGCAAAGGTGCCACAGTTCAGCCCTGTAGATAGTAAATATTCACTGGGATGGCCCTATTACATCCTTGGGCATCGGTCTGTCCTCCGCATTTTTAACGTAACACGGGTTTCGGTTTGTCATTTTCATTAATTTTGGTTGTGTACAAAAAAACGAAGTTGAGTTGAGATATCTGGAGATTCCAGCTATAATTTTTTTTATTTAAAGGCTTGACAGATATTACCGATTATTTTTAGTTCTTAATCCTTCTTATAGTAATTCGTAATGAATCCTTCAGCTTTCAGCGGCAACCCCGGAGCCCAACTGATTGGATGCCCCATGATCGCCGCAACTGCGTCAAGGTCAGCACGCCCCGTAGGTACGTCCAAGACTACCTCATCGTGAATGTGCATTACTGTTTGATAGCCGCTCGCGTCCAGTCGGAAAAGGCTTTCGGCCAAGCAGTCCCTTGCAATCGCCTGTGTTACGTTCTCCACGAGCTTCCCGCCGTACGTCGGCACGACTTCCCACTTACGCGTTTTTTGATTAACCCCGTGGTAGTACAAAGCTTCCTTTCCAAAATCGTTCTGAGATAGAAACGGTCTGGCATAAAACAACTTCCGGCCACTCGGTAACGTAATGATGAGAAAATCCTGTTGGTTGAAAGAGTCAACTTCTCGGGAGAGGATTAACCCACGGACACCAACAGGCTGCCCCGTTCGCATGACGTCAAGCGCAGCGTTTTCCAAGCCATACCACAAGTCCACGATTCGCTTGTTCGACCCTCTCCAGCGCCGAACAATATCTGGCAGCTCCTCTTCGGTAAGTCCCTGGTCTAGTGCTCCCATCGAAATCAACGCCCCAGGACCGCCTTGGTAACCAAGAGCCAACTCAGCAACTTTCCCTTTTTGCCGTAATTCATACTCTGGATTTCCCTTCTTAATTAGTTCGATCGGCACGCCAAACATCTGAGAGGCAGAAGCTTCGTATATTTTGCCGTGTGTATTGAAGACGTCCAATCGCCACTGTTCACCCGATAGCCAGGCAATAACCCTGGCTTCGATTGCAGAGAAGTCAGATACCAGCAGGACATTACCCGTGGTAGGTATGAATGCCGTACGGATCAGCTGAGAAAGTGTGTCCGGCACATTGCCATAGACGAGTTTTAAGGTATCGACCTTTTTGGCTTTCACGCACTCGCGTGCATGTGACAGGGTTTCCAGGTAATTACGCGGAAGATTCTGTACCTGAACCAGTCGACCAGCCCAGCGCCCGGTCCTATTGGCCCCATAAAATTGCAGGAGCCCCCGTATCCGTCCGTCTGCGCATACTGCCTCACGCATAGCCTGGTATTTTTTGACCGAAGTTTTGGAGAGCTCCTGCCGGATCTCCAGCACCCGTTTCGCTCTGCCCTCGTCCATTTTGTCGATCAGTTTGGTGACCGTACCCTTCTGCAGGTTGTCTACTTCCTCCCCGATCTCTTCCGTCAACCAGGCCATGAGCTGCTTGACGCTTTTCGGGTTATCAAGCCCGGACAGCTGGATCGCCTCAGCCGTCAGCTCCGTACTCACTAACTCGTCACAATGAAGAGCGCCGTCAATCATTTGCTGGTCAACCGCAACGCCGCGCGCGTTGATCCTTTGGTCGATCTCCCATAGACGCTGTTCTTGCGCCGGAACTGGGAACGATGACAAGCGCCGTTCAATCTCCATTTCGGTGACAACGTCTTGAATGCAGTAATCCTTGAAAAGCCGCCATTTATCTGGTTCATGGTGCGGGAGTGTCCGCGTGCGTTGGCCGTTTTTTGCTGTAGGCTTGCAGGGTACGCAGAATGTGCGGATCAGTGCATTACCGATGCCCATTTTACGTTTGTCCTCTGGCAGCCCAAGAGCGACAGCTGTGGCAGCCAGACCTGCCGTGTAGCCACAATACAGGCCGTGCAGTTGCGTGCAACGCCACTGTTCCAACGGTGAGTAAAATGCCGTGTTCAGGCAGTACCACTCGAACGGTGCATTGTAAGCGTGCTTGATTACGTTCGGATCAGCCAATGCGTCAACAACGTCCATAGGGATGTACTCACCTTGGGCAACATCAATAATGTTCACTGGGCCTCCATCCCACGAGTATGCGAACAAGAGGATTTGAAAGTCAGGGGACTGCACATATTTGTACAGTCCCGCCTTTTTAATGTTGACGCTTGAAAATGTCTCAATATCGATTGAGAGGTGCCGCATTTCCCTACAGCCCCATTATGCCGCCATTCAACGGCCGTCCAGTGATCGGGTCAAATTGGACGGGGGGAGCTGCTGGCGGTTGTTGACCAAACCCCTGCTGCGCGGGAGGATACGCCTGCGGAGTAGGGTGTCCGTATACTTGTGAAGGAGCTGCGTTGGCCCATCCCTGCGGAGTTTGCACCTGCCATCCGCCTTGCGGTTGCGCTGGAGCCCCGTATCCCTGTTGAGGGTATGCTGGTGGCTGATACGCTGGCACAGTTGGAGCTGAATCTGCCGGGCTTCCGAAATCCGATGCGGCTGAAGCCCCACCTCCGCCAAGAGGCTGACCGTCTTCAAGCTTTTGCACGTTGCCCAGTCCGCAGCCAATCCCCTTTTTCCCTTGGCTGAGGTAACCAAAGAAGCGAACAGATGCACGAGCGTAAATTCCAGAATAGATTTCTGACTGGTTAATGATCGGATTCAAATTAATGTCAACGACATCCGGCTTGCGGTCCGCCTTGGAGGATGCTGTCATTACCCAATGCCCCCGGCATTCCTCTGGAAAAGGAGTTCCGTCAACTTTGACACCATCACCATCATGGATAGGTGTTGCGATGACTGGCGGACGAACGCCGTTCCACTTCGAGCCTACGGCTTCTTGCACCGCCGCGCTGATTGCCGCGTCGATGCGCTGTTTCGTAGCCACATCAGATTTCGGGATCAACAGGGTGACGCTGAATTTTGGCTCGCCTCCACTCAAACCAGCTCGTGGTGTGAACAGGTGAACGTAGCTCAGTCTCACTTTTCCGGTTACAACGCGTTTCGGGTCTTGGTTATTCATTTCTCGATTCCTCCTCAGATTTAAAATCATCAGCTGCGCTTATTCGTTTAATCGCTTCACGTTTATCGCTTATTGGGGCGAGTGTCGGCTTGCCCGCTTCTGCTCTCACCAGTCCCGGCTCTTCGAGCAGCTTTCTGTACTCTGCTTTTCCCAGCACCTTCTCGAGTGCTGCGACAGTCAGTGGCTTTCTCTCGTACAGTAGTGCCTCATCGATACCAGATTCTTTGAGCGCAGCAAACGCCACATCGATATCGGCATACTGTCTGGAGCCTCGTCCTTCGACAGCCTTCCAGCCGGATACTTCTCCGCCTTTGAGCACTTCAGACAGCGCCGCTTCCTTCAACGCGTTGTACCAGCTGACGATCCCTTCAGCTCGCCGGAGCACTTCCCCTACTTCCTGCCAACTTATAAGTGGCGGCTTCATTGGCGCGTACTGCTCAACCGACATGAGCCGATCCACCCGTGCTCGGCATGTATTCCGTGCCCGGCAGAAGCCGCAATGGTCGCCAACAACGTATTCGCCTTCGCCATTAAACGCCTTGGCTGCAATCGGCTTAATGGACTCGCCCCACGCCAGAAGATCAGTCGCGCTGATGGACCACGAAGACGGCTCGTCCCACACTTTGGGCTGTACAATGGAAATATGTACAGTCTCAATCTCGTAGAACATAGAGTACGCCTGCAAAGCACCGAGAGCATAAAGCATCATTTGCGGATTGTTCTCGGCCGAGACAGGTACACCCTGGCCGTTTTTGTAGTCAATGACGTGCATCTGCTTGCCGCCTATGATGATGCAGTCAGACGTGCCAAAAGATTCGGGCACAAAGGCACCAAGGTCTACTTTCTTTTCAACCACCACATAAGGCGGTGAACTGAAAGCGTGAACGATGGACTGAATGTACTCCAAGTAAGCTGTGGTGTGGGTGTCCATATCCGACTCGTACAGAGGGTCCGCCTTAAACTTTTTCATCGCGTTGGCGAACTTTCGCGGCCCCATTGGCTCAACAAATTGCTTTCGCAGTTTCAGCTCCGCAATCTCATGCGCCAGCGTGCCCTTTTTGGCCGCTTCGCTCGTTGTATCGGGCAAGGTCGCTTCGAGTCTGGCGCTCGGCGTGCAGTGCAACCAGCGATGCGCACCGCTGGCGGAAAGTAGCGCGTGCGGGCGTTCTGCATGCGCTATGGTCGTCATATCTTCGCCCCCATAGCTCTCAACTGTGTGGCAATCGCTCCGTAGTGCTCTTTTGGCACGGCCATTAGAGGCGGCCCGCCAAACTGTTGCAGCATTTGAACGACTTCGGCCTGGCGACCAGCGTCAACCAACTGCGTAGCTGCAACTGCGAGCTGATCCATCGTGTAGGCTGGAGCCGATGTTGGCACAGCCCCGGGCTGTGGCGATGCGACAGGAGGCTGAAACGGAGCGGGTGGCACTGCTTGCGAAGCTCCTTGCACCGGAGGTGGGGCTACAGGGATGCCAGGTTGATAAGGCTGCTGAGCAAAAGGAGCAGCATTTTGCGGATGTGCCTCTTGTGTTGGCTGCTGTGCTTGTGGATGTTGTGCTTGCTGTTGCGCACCTACTGGCTCAGCCGAAATGGAGGCAGTAGTTACTGGAACATGCATAAAGTGCGACGCCAGACTGGAAAGCTCTTTAATGGCTTCGGCAGCGTTTTCACCGTGAATTTGAATCTGTACGGACATGTGTGGTCCCTCCTTGTTTTTGGGCCTCCTCGGATGTAAAATGGAGGCAATCAAATTGTGTTTTGTTTCGGACTCAGCGTTGCCGCGCTGGGTCTTTTACTATTTTTGTAGGAATTTCCAACTCTCTGTCGAAATGGATGTTCAGACATACCAAACCAGAAAGGAGAAAATTCAATGAATCCATATATGCTTGTGATTAACGTTGTTCCGATGCCAGAAAATAAAAACTGTGAAGATATTGCCGGTGCAAAAGCTCACGTTTGGGTTATTTCGGCAGATAAGGAAAGCGCCAAACTCCGTGCAATAGACTACGTCAATAAATACCTCTGGAAAGTTATAAATTTTGAGTACGAGCTCGAGATTCATAAAGAGCAGATTCCAACGTTGCATGTAGATGAAGCTCGGTTGTATGAATTGGCTCTTCAACATGGGATTGCTTCTGATTTCCTTGCATATCCGAAGAAACCGGGGAACCCAGATGATCCTGTGATAAAAAGGCAGCTTTGAACCCATTAGCCTCTATCTTTTCTGCCACCGTACCTACGGTGGCTTCTTTTGGCCTATCCATTCTCATTCACCTCCTTCTGTTTAGTCACGAGGCCGCCAGCAGCCCAACCTCTCTGCCAGCCGTACAGCTCCACTGACTGATCCCGATGACCTCGCTATGTATTTGGAGGTTCGAACCTCCGTGCAACTGACAATTTTCAATCAGCTGCACGCAGGGCCGAAGCCCTCAAAACTGTCTGCGCTGTTTCAACTCCCCTTTCTCTGCAAGAAGAGCCTCTTCAACCATTTTTTGCTCTTCGCCTTACTCAGAAGGCCACACTCACGGGCTGTCATTGGTGGTCGTGTCGCAGCTATTTCGATATCCCATCCAGATTTTACTCGGCGATGGAAAGTTCGCTCTTTGATGCCGTTTTGTTCGGCCATTCGCAAGTATTTTTCGGGATATTTACGGCTGCTCTCGTAAGCACGTTTTGCTTGCGCTTTCCGATCTTGTAGCGGCTGTGTCGCTGCTCTTTCTAGCTCCCACCCTAGCCGATTCGCCCGATAGCGAAGCGTGCTGTAACAAATTCCGTGATGCTTCGCTACCTCAACCCAATCCTTGAGTGGATTTTTCTTATGTGGTGGGGTCTTAATCGCTCGATCTTTTGGCCATGCCAGCATGCGAATCCGCACTTCCAAAAGCGCTGGCCTGACTCCGTCCCGGGCTGCCTGTTCATATTCTTCGGGTGTGATATAGAAATTCATTTTTTATCACCTATGCAGGAATCAAGCGCATATTGAGCGTTCCACCGATCAATATAGACCTGATACATCCCTGCTTTCTTTAAATGATCCACTTTTGTTCGCAGGGTGCGTTCCGTCCGGCCAAGCGCAAAGGAAAGCGAACGGGCTGTATCGACTTCGTAGAACTTGCAGAGGTATTCCAGCTCCTCCTCGGTGAATGGAGCACCGTGATTAAAATGAAAATCAGGGTGGTAGTGCATACGGCCGTGAGAATCGTAAGAAATACCATCATCAACAACGGCAACCGCTACAGCTTGCATCATGAGGCTTGTCCTCCCCCCAATAGCTGTGATAAGCTATTAGTACCCTATTTTTTTACGGTCCACCTGTTCGCAGCAGGTGGATTTTTCTTTGCCTGCAAAGCGTCCAAGGATTTGTTCAGCTTGTGTCACCTCTCTGGCTTTCTTAATAGCCAGAACCTTGTCTGCTGTGATTCGCATTTTAAGAGCTACCATGATCATGCCTTGGTGGTCGTATCGTGTGGCCGTTTCTTGCAAGGCTGAGACGATCATAGACAGCTGCTCCTCGTCCACGCCGTCCAGCATTTCCTTTACGTTTGTGTCGAGCATCCCTGCCCACCTCCCCTCTGTCCGATAATTAACACGCATCGATCAGAAATCAATTTTTAGGTTGTTCGTAGAGCCACTTAATTAAAAATTCTCTTGTTTCTCTGGCAGGAAAATACCACTTCCCGCCTACCTTAAATTTTGGGAATCTTGGATCAAAGAAAACTTTATCCTGGATGGTGTTCCAACACATACACGTCCGTTTTTTAAGCTCTGTCGTATCCCAAAATACCTTTTCTGCATCAACTTCTTTCACCAATTCATTGATTCGTTCATGGCACATATTTCGTATTTCCTTTTCATCCAAATCAATGGAGACCAGTTTTTTCATAACGTTCACTTCTTTCTTCAAGCTTTAATTTGACGATCCCACTTGCCACGGTAGTAATCAAAAAGCCCTGCTTTCTTGAGGTAAGCAACCCTGTACTCCAGTGATTTTTCTAGGCGACCAAGGGCCAGTGATAAGGATTTCAGAGAGTCAGCTTCGTAGAATTTACAGAGGTAAGCAGTCTCATCATCGTCAAATGGCTTACCTTGGTTTGGGTGAAAGTCTGGATGATAGAGCATTCTCCCTCGATCGTCATACTGGACGCTATTTTGCTTTCTTAACTCGCCCTTTTTGCTGTTTTTTTTTACACGTTTGTGTGGTGCATACAACATTTTCATCAAAAAAAATTTCCCGTATATCGCGGTTGAAATAGGTGCAAATTCTTAACATCAATTTCCCCCCAGGAACCGCGCCATTCTCTATCGCACTGATCCGATCCCTTGTTGTACCAAGCTCTTTTGCCAATTCTGCTTGAGACAGATCATACTCTGGAAGACTACGCAACGATTTGATGGTATTTTTCATTTTTGCCATTCACCCCCTAGGAGTTGCTTTGGTGCAACAATATGTAGATTTAACATGACACATTGTGTTGTTCATACGTCAAATTGTATGTTTAACAACACAATGTGTCAATAGATTTTTAAAAAACTCCCTTAAAAGAACAAATGATCTCTTCCTATTTCGTCGTGTATATACTACAATTTGTAGTGTCTACACTACAATGACGAGGTGTAAATATCCAATGCAAAACGAACTTGGTAGAACCTTAGAAGCCTTGAGAAAAGAGAATAAGTTCTCTTTGAGAGAGGTTGCTGAGTTAACTGGATTAAACTTCACATACATCCGGGATTTAGAGCTAAATAAGAATCGAAGTACAAAACAACCGGTAAAGCCAACTACGGACACTCTTCAAAAGCTGGCAGCTGCTTATGACTATCCATTAGAAAATCTATTGAAATTAACTGGGCAGCTAGAAGTCGCAAATGCTTTCGAAAAAATCCTCAACGACCCAGATGTAAACGAAAAGAAGAAAGAGGCTGTTCGTATCCTGATGGAAATGGATGACAACGACGAAAGCCTGGATCGTGTAATTGGAATATTAAACGCGTTGAAATAAAAACGACCAATCTCAACGAGGAGATCGGTCGTTTTTTCTTTTATCTGGATTTGCTTGCAAAACGATGTCTTCGATATTTCGGAGGGCTTCACTGTGGTCCTCTTTCAAAAGATTATGTAACACCCCTACAATTTCTGGAGTCCATTTTGTTGACTTGATCGTGATCACACATTTCTCCCCCTTAGATCGAACATAAGTTCTTATGTATTGTATGAGTATCTTGTACATTCCGCAACTGTTTCCAGTTCCATAACAAAAAATAACGACAGGCGTATGTGCCTACCGTTATTTTATAACAATCAAATTCTTTTTTCTGTAAAGTGCAACAACTTTTTTCTCCAAAATTTGTAAGTCGCTTTACATTTCTGGTTAAGATTTACCAACCATCAGGAGGGCCGCCAAGCGGAGAAACCAACCTGTCTGTTGTCCGGGAATCTCCCGTTTGGATCACTTTTGTTTCAGCATGTGGAGCTATCCCCCAACCATCTGGCGGTCCAGCAAGTGATACCTCGTTTGCAGTGAATAGTCCAATTAACAATGCAAGACTCGGGATGAAGATAAGCTTTTTCTTCATGAACAAACCTCCTACAACGTGATACCTATATTCTAACTGACAATAATGCTCTTTCTAGGACAAAATTTTTCGTAAGCACCAATTCGTCTTTCAAATGGCTTTTCTCAAGCTCCTGCAAAATACTATCAACTTCTCTTGTTACATACTCTCCGGTCTCAACAGCCTTTAGCATTACTTTGTTACGGCGTAATAGCATGTCTTCATCAGCGAAATGACGCCAGTTACTCTTTTTTGCAAGGCGGAGAATGTTTTCGCATTCCTTGATTTTTACTCGGGCACTTCCGAGATTACCTAATCTGATTTCCATCATAATGATATCGTTGAGGGAGTGTGTTCTCTCTGAGTCATTCTTTCCGAGTCGTTTAAAAGCAGCTTCCCAATACACTTGTGCATCTTCGTATCTTCCTGTCATGTAGTAGAGGCGTGCAAGACCTGCATGGATAAATTTGAGGAAATCACTCGTCGGCTCCAGAATCTCTAAACACTTTAGCTCGCATTCTAACGCTTCATCGTAATTGAACTTTTGCAAGCAGATCATTGCATGCTTATGGTAGATAAGGTGAGTATGCTTATAAACCTCTCCATTCATCACTTCGATGGCTTTAGACATTTTCTTATAAGCCTTGTGTTCATTACCTGTGTAGTAATATGCATTTGCTTGGTGTCCTAGCATATAAGATAGTTTTTTATTGTCCAGATAAACCTTGTCTTTAATCGCTTCGGTAATAGTAATAAATGCTTCGTAGTTCTTGGTTGAGCCAGATATTGCATAAAGCTCATCTGTCAGTTCAATAAAAAGATCGGGGTCTGGGTCAAGATTCGCGGCTATTCTGATTAACCAGCTGCTTTTCTTCGGGTTAACCTTTTTCTTAATCTTCATGTCCCACATCACAATTTGAAACATAGCGGGAAACATAGTTTCAAAATCATCCGTCTTCAATGCCCCACGAATAACCTTCTTCATGATCTGTTTAGCGACTGAATAATCAGCCTCTGCTACGAAATTTGCAAGAGTTATTAACTCTCGTTTGTCCTCTTGAATAGCAGCATATGCCTTGACGATCTCAACAGATTCAAATAGTCGAAACACATGCTCTACGAACCTAACCTTTGGAACGTTCTGTCCTCTCTCGGTATTTGCAATAGTTTGACGAGAAACATCCAATGCTTCTGCTAAATCTTCCTGGCTCCACTTCTTTGCGTGCCGTAAATCGCGCAATTGTTCTCCGAAATATTTTCTTTTATTTGGCATTTGTTACTTCTCTCCTTTGAGAAGCAAAAGCCTTACACCAATCACGATGGCAGGTTATATCTAATGCTCCTATTCGTGCCACTTGTTGAATGCTGCACAAAGCTGTAAAATATTGTTTATGTCGACGGAAAGTGGCTCCGGCCCGCCACCAAGGGTGAGTCTTGGTGGTAAAGAGTGTAAACAGGTGCAACTGTCTACACCCCGTTGGCTTTTTGCTTTAACCAGTTATTAGTTCACTTGTTAACAAAAGTAAATTTAACCCAAATAGTATAACATTTTCCTTAACAAAAAATTATAGTATCGGCAAAATTTTTTATATAGTCACGTCCACATCGCAGCATATTCCTCGACCCTTTTCTCTTCGATCCGCTTCATCGTTCCGTAGAAACATTTCAAGAATCGATCTAGTCCCCATTCGCGTTTATCCCTTTTGTACTCGTTCTTGGTGTACTCCCAGGCATCGGAAGCAATTGGCAACACGTTTTCGTTGCGAGTCCATCCGGTCACCCGCTTAAACATCACCACCTTGCTCCAGAACTGTTTAATTACTCTTCCACATGAAAATCCTTGCTGGATCAGCTTAGCGAATTCTTTCGGGATGTAAGAAGGAACTACTGAGCTGTCTTTCGTGAGGTGCGTTCCGTTTACGTTATTTTTCTTAGTTTCTTTTGGTCTTTTTGGAGTATTAAAAAACCCTGTATTAGTTTCCTGTTGGGGAGCCTCAACCTTTGATTTTTCAGGTGTTTTAGGCTTGTCCAACCCCATCACCTCAACCCCGTCATTCAAAGGTAAAAAATAGTAAATGTTTGCTCCTTGGAGTCCCGTTTTTCTGCTGGTTGCAACCCGTTTTAATATCCCTACCTGGTCCAACTTCCTAATCGCCCTTTCAACACTTGACCGGCTTACTTTCGTTAAAGTCATTATTGTTTCAATTTTTAAATAAGCTACGCCGTATACCTTCTTGGATCGCATTCGGATGATATCTAGAACACGCAGGACCGATGGCGTTAACCTCTCTTTGATTTGTTTCAACTGAGTATTTATTGCACTCACAAGATTCTCCTTAGACGTGAAGTAACTATATTTCTTCATGAACTCCAGCGTGACTAAATCAAACACTTTAATCCCCCCATATATCACTTTGGTGATATTTAAAATCACTTTCATGTACACATATTATTTCAAAAAACTCAGTCAGTCAATGAAAAAGATCACTTTAGTGATTTTTAGTATCGAAAAAACACTAACAAGTACATGTTTGTGTACATTTACAATGCGTTTGTGTTCTTTTTGTTTGCATAAACATACTTTTGTTTATATAATTGCAAGTAAAAGAGGCAGAAAGGGGTGATAGACTTGGGATTTTCGTACAATCGACTTTGGAAAATGCTGATTGATAAAGGTGTAAAGAAAAAAGACCTGAGAGAACAACTTGGACTTCACTCGACTACAGTGGCAAAAATGGGCAGAGATGAGTACGTAGGGATGGAGATATTGGATAGGTTGTGCAATCACTTAAACTGCCGCATTGAAGACATAATTGAACACCTACCAGACAAAAAATAAAACGCACCCAATGGGATGCGCTTTTTTGAATCCGATTACAGGAGTTGATTACATGGCAAGCTTCAGAAAGAGAGGAAAAAAATGGGAGTTCCGTTTGAAATACCATGATCCTTTCACTCAGGAGTACAAAGAAAAAACAAAAGGCGGTTTCGCAACTAAGAAAGAAGCACAAATCGCGGCCGCTGAATTTGAAAACAACTTACTGGAGGGGTACGAGCAAAAAGATATACCCCTCCAAGACTTTCTCATGATTTGGTTAGACGAATACAAAAAAGACACAGTGCGAAAAAACACCTTTCAGTTGCACAGCAGGAATATTACAAATCATATTGTTCCGTATTTCAAAAAAATCATGCTGCGAGACTTAAAGCCAATAATGTATCAAAAATTTATTAATCACCTTGCAGAAAATGACTACAGTAAGCGAACGATTGAATTGATCCACACAACACTAAACAATGCAATGGAAAAAGCCTTGACTTTGAGTAAGATCGACAAGAACCCCTGCAGCGGTGTTACCATAAAGGGACGCGAGGAAAATAAAGCTGGTATAAAATTCATGGAAACAAGTGACATTCCTCGTTTTTTACAGGCAACCCTCCGATACGATTACATCTACTGGATATTCTTCAAAGTATTAATTGAGACAGGTATGCGAAAAGGTGAAGCTGCTGCTTTACAGTGGACAGACATAGACTTCAAGAATATGACGATTAGCATTGATAAGACTCTCGACTTCGGGGCAAAAAACAAAAGCGAGCTTTTTGGTGATACGAAGACATTTAACTCGAATAGAACTATTAAAATCAGTCAATCACTGGTCAATGACCTCAAGCATCACTTATCCTACCAGAACCAAAACAAATTAGGATTCGGGGAGCTCTACCATCATGAACTAAATCTAGTATTGTGCAGAAAAGATGGAAACTTCATGCCAAAATCCTCTTTGTTTAACGCCTTTTCACGAACGCTAAAAAAATTGAACATTAACCCCATGCCTATCCACTCATTAAGACATACACACGCAGTATTGCTCATGGAAACTGGTGCAGATATGAAATACATCCAAGAACGTCTAGGTCATGGCAGTATCCAAATTACTTCCGACGTCTACGCCCACATCTCTAAGAAAATCGAATTAGATAACATGGACAAGTTTGAAAGCTACATGGAAAGTGTGTACTCAGAAAAAAACAGTGGGCAAATCGTGGGCAAATACATTAAAACACTGCAAAAATCAAATTTGCCCACCAAATAA